CCCCTGCGTGGGCTGCTGGTGCTATCCGTGCGGCCAATGCTGCTATGTCTGCCCGTGGTATTGGTGGTAGCTCTATGGCTGGGGCTGCTATTGTTCAGGCTGCTATGGAGGCTGCAACCCCTATCGCTGCTCAGGATGCTCAGGCATTCATGCAGATGGAAATGTCTAACCTTGACAGGCGTCAACAGGTCTCTCTGGCCAATGCTGCTGCACAACAGGGTATGGAACTTGCCAATCTGAATAATCGTCAGCAGGTTGCTCTGCAGAACAGCACTAACTCCTTTGCTTTGCAGACTCAAAACCTGTCCAACCAACAGTCTGTGGTCCTAGCCAATGCTCAGATGAAGGCTGCTCTTCAGGGTCAGGCCTTGGGTATTGTTGCTCAGTCAGCAATCACAAATGCTGCACGTTATGCAGAAGTCAACAACATCAACCTGACGAACGAACAGCAGGTTCTTCTGCAGCGTAGTGCTCAGGCTCTCCAAGTTGAACTGACTAACCTTGATGCTACCCAACAGACTGCCCTTGCCAACCTTCAGGTTCAGGCTGCACTCCGTGGCCAAGAGTTGACTGGTGAACAACAAGTTGCAATGCTTAAATCTACTCAGGCATTCCAGTCTGCAGAGTTTGGTGCTAATGCTCAGCAACAGGCCTTCCTGCAGGATGCTGCTGCACGTCTTGCCCTTGAAGGTAAGGTGATGGACATCACTCAGCAGACGGCTATGTTTAACGCAAGCCGTGTGGCCTCTGTCAATGACATTAACCTGACCAATGAACAGCAAGTCACCCTACAGCGTAGTGCAGAAAACCTTCAGGTTGATCTTGCTAACCTCTCGACCGAATCTCAGACTGCTCTTGCCAATGCCCAACTGAGAGCGGCACTGCAGGGTAAGGTTCTGGACAACAAACAGCAGGCAGCAGTACTCAATGCTGCTCGTTATGCTGAGGTGAACAATCTTAACCTGACAAACAAGCAACAAGCCCTCCTGCAGGATGCCAACATCAAGGCTGCTATGGAAGGTAAGGTGCTGGACAACAAGCAACAGACCGCTATCTTTAACGTCTCCAACCTTGTTCAGGAGCGTGGTCTTGAGTTGTCTAATGAACAGCAGACTCGCCTCTTTAATATGACAAATACTGTCAATGTCGATCTGGCTAACCTGAGCAATCGTCAACAGACTGCCCTTGCTAATGCTCAGATTGAGGCTGCTATTCGTGGTCAGGAATTGACAAATGCTCAACAGACTGGCACACTCAATGCTGCCCGTATCGGTGAGATTGCTAACCTTAACTTTACTGCAGACCAGCAGAGAGCTATGGAGAATGCAAGGCTGGCACAGACTGTTGACATTGAGAACCTGAACTCTCGCTCTGCCAAGGTTCTTGCTGATGCCGCTGCAATGGCCAATGTTGACATTACTAACTTGAATAACCGTCAGCAGGCTCAGGTCCAGAACGCTCAGAACTTCTTGCAGATGGACCTCGCCAACCTAGACAACGAGCAACAGACTGCAATCTTTACGAGCCAGTCGGTTATCAACGGGATGCTGTCGGATCAGGCTGCTGTCAATGCTGCTGCACAATTTAACTCTGCCAGTAAGAACCAGACTGACCAGTTCTTTGCTGATCTGTCGTCCAACATTTCTAGGTTCAACACTGAACAGAAAAATGCAATCAACCAGTTCAATGCTGGTGAGACCAACGCTACCTCTCGTTTCAATGCTCAGATTGAGGCTGCTAGAGACCAGTTTAATGCCAACAACTCCTTGGTGATTGCTCAGGCCAACGCTGTCTGGAGACAGAATGTTTCTACTGTGAACACTGCTGCACAGAATGAAGCCAACATGGAAGCTGCTCGTACTGAGAATGCCCTGACCGCAAAGGCCCTTGACCAGATTTGGCAGAAGGAGAGGGATGTTCTTGCATACGCCTTTACTGCTCTTGAGTCTGAGAAGGATCGTGCGGTTGAACTCCTGCTTGCTGACAAGAGGGAAGACCTCACTAAGTGGGAAGCATCTCAGGCTGAGAAGGGTGCAAAAGCAGAACTACTTGTACGTGCCATCTTTGGAGGCTGGGGATAATGAAGTACGCTAAGAACTACCTTAATACTGCAAACCTTGCAGATCGTATCAGTGAGTCAGTTGCAGAGGGTAAGTCCCTGAAGGCTGCTGGTGGTCTTGGTGCACGTGAAGAAAGAAAGAAGACTCGCCTTGAGGGTGATGCAGACTTTGAGACCATCCGTGCTGGCTACTTCAACGACATCAGAAACATGTTCTCTGACGTAATCCCGCCACAGGAAGACAGGAAGTCAGAGATTGAGAATTACCTTGCCTACGGTGAGGGTGTCCCCATGCCCAAGAGAAACCCTGAGTACTGGAAGACTGCTCCACTCCTTGCCCCCATTAGTGCTGCTGAGACTGATGAGAACGTGAGGGCCATCCTTGAAACCCTTAAGTCAAAAGAGTCTAGTGGAGACTACACTGTACAGAACCAAACTCCGGGTCAGACTGCCTCGGGTGGATACGGGTACACAGACGGTACGTGGCGCATGATGACTGAAAAGTATGGGATTGGCACTGAGTACAAGTCTGCGAAGGATGCACCACCTGAAATTCAAGACATGGTTGCTGCAAATAACGTCAGGGAAATCCTGCTTGAGAATGACAATGATGTTACCAAAGTCCCCCTTGTGTGGTACACTGGTAATCCTCGGGGTGAGATCAGCCAGAAGGCACTGGACATCAACGATGGCCTTACACCCGCAGAGTACCAGAACGACTGGATGAGAAGATACAATAAGATGCTTGGAGGCTGAGAGAGTGAAACAGTTTAGTGGCCCTATTCCCGGTCAGTCCTTGACCAACCCTCCTAAGAACTACGCTTGGGAGAGACCCCCGGAGATCAATGATCCCGAAGAAGCAATCCAGATGCACATCTCCAGACTCTCTGATCCAGATATGCTTGGCAGTGTTCTTGATCTCCTTGAACTGGAAGAACTAGATATTCAGACACTCGTTACGGGCATCATGCGTGGCGCTGTGGCCAGTGGAATACACTCTGTTGACGTAGGTCTTATTGTCGCCCCCATTGTCCATGAGTACATCAAGCAGGCTGCTAAAGCTACTGGCATTGAGGCTGAGGATGGCTTCGAGGACAAGGCTGCTAAAGAAAGACAGAGGCAGTACGCCGTTGCTAAGAGAGCCAGAAAGATGTTGGCTGACATGGGTGTGAAACCTAAAGAAGATGTAAAAGAAATCTCAATGGAAGAGCCTGCAGAGGTAGAGGGTATGGGAGCTATGGAAGAGGTGCCCATGGAAGTTCCTGTTGAATCAAAAGGTCTGATGTCTCGGGGGGCAATGTAATGGGTTTCTGGCAGGGTATTAATAGAGGCTTCGCTGCAGTACAAGAAGAGAAGACTCGCAAGAGAGAACGTCAAGAAGAACTTGATCTTCGTAAAGCTGAGCGTGAAGAGCAACGCAAGTATGAGCGCGAGACGTTCATGCTGCAGACTGCCGAGGGTCGCAGGGACACCCTTCTGGCACTGTACGTTAAGAAAGAACAGGAGAGGGCTGAAGCAGGGGCGCTGACCGGGAAGGCTCAGAGTTTTCTTGGTCGTCTTGGTGACTCAGAAGACCCCCGTGTTGCTGCTCTTGCTGGTGACCCCCGTACTGCCGCAGAACTGGAAGATCAGATCAGAGCCATTGAGATTGATGCTGCAAAGTCTGGTGTAGAACTTCCTCCGCTGCAGGGTGAGTCGTTGCTTGACCTTCTTACAGTGTATGACTCTGGCACTAAGACTGTCGCACCAGTGCAGGTTACTTTTGACGAACTCTTGTCAGGAGATTTTTCTAATACTGAGACTTACTACGAGACGGCTGCTGCACTGTCTCAACCCACACCCAGAATTGATGTCAAGATTAACCCTGAGGCTTACCGCAAGTACGATCCTAAAACCCTTGAAGAGGGTCGTAAGGCATTTGACCAAGAGGTTCTCAGCCTTGCGAATCAGGCCCTCACAGATGCTGCAGGGGACGCAGACAAGTCGAGTGATATTAAATCTTTGATTGATGGCTACGCCACACAAGGCAGTGCAGAACGCTTTGCACTGATGGATATGTTTGGCCAACAAGCTTTTGTATCTCTTGCAGAGACTGGTAATCCCTACGTCCAGAATATTGAGCAAGACCCTCAACTCTCTCGCTACTCCACTGTGTATCAACTCAATCGTGTGATTGCTGATCCAGAGGCGACAGAAGAAGAAAAAGCTAAGGCTCAAGAGTTGTTGGCGAGGTTTTAATAATGGATGGTAAATACTCAGAGTACCTCCAAAGCCTAGAGGCAAGTATCCCTGTACCAAAGACACCTGCTATTGCTGGTAAGTACGGGACTCTGCTACAAGAGCTTGACAAAAAAGTTGGCATGACGCCTGTGCCGGAAGCCCTCAAGCAACCGGAAGAAAAACCTGTAGTCGAATACTCTCAGATGAGTTACTCTGAGAGTGACTTGTTGCAGGATGACTTCTTTATCCCTATTCAAGAGTACATGGTTGACCGCTTCGGCACCCACATTCAGGACATGGACAAGGAAGAGATCGTCACAAAGTTCACCAACAACCTGCGTGGTTTCTCTGGTGGTAACTCTGTCCGTGCAATCAACGAGATTACTTACTTGAATGAAGTGGGTGAGGATGAAGAACGTCTTGCTAAGGCTGGCAGGGCGTATGAAATCTTTGAAGGTCTGCAACCCATCTTTGGTGGAGATACCACTTGGGGAGAAACTCTTAGTGGCTCTCTCGACTATGCCCGCTCTGCTGTCCTTGACCCTGCAAACGTACTGGGTCTTGGTGTTGGTAAGGTTGCATCTGGTGTGGGCTTCAAGGCTGGTTCTCAGGCCACTCTGATTGCTGCTAAACATGCTTATAAGAAACAGTTGGCAAAGGGTGCTACCGAAGAGGCTGCTCAGAAAGTTGCTGAGCGTGTTCTTCGTATGCAGACCTCCAGAGTTGTTACTGAAACCAACAAGCAGATTGCTACAAGACAGGCTGCGGAGAAAGCAGCAACAACCTTCTTGCAGAGAATGTCTACCCCCACTGCGGTCAAAGAGGCTGCTGTTGTTGGTGGCTTTGAGGCTGCTATGGCTGCTGGTACAGACTACTTGTATCAGGATGCAATGCTCCGTACCAAGGTTCAGGAAGAGTACAACGTCTACCAAACAGGTCTCTCTGCTGTCGTTGGTCTGGTCGCTGGTGGCCTGTCTGGTGCTCTCAGCAACGTGCGTACTGGTGCCTCTGGCTTGCTTCCTCCTGAGGCTCTCAAGACCTCTACGAAGGGTTCCAAGTCTGTAAGTAAACTGGTCAATCAGGCTCCTACTACCCCCGCTTCACCTGCTGGTGGTCCTGCTGTTCCTACGGGGAACTGGCTCAAGGATATCGCCAAGGGTAAGGAGCTTAAAGATCAGGACACAGAGTTCTTTAACACAATGTTGCTGGGTAACAGTGAGAAGGGTCTCAAGGGTCTGGCTCAAATCCTTGTTGAGGATGGTTACGTCTGGAAAAGAAGAACCCCTGACGACAAGGTATCCAACTGGATTGGCGATATTATCAAGAATGCTGATCCTCAGGATGCCAAGCAGTTCATTGATGACTTTACCAAGGCCACTGGCATCAAGATGAATGAAGGAAAGAAACTCACTATTGAGGGTTTTGCAGATACTTTCAAAAAGAAGATGAGCGACAGTGGTAAGGTTCTGAATGCAGCCTCTCAGGTTGCTAAGATTCTAGGTCGTGATCCCAAGAGTATTACTGTGGATGACTATGCAGAGTTTGTTCTTGGTGGTGGTGCTACTACCCCTCAGACAGTTGTTGGTGGTGGCTCTAACAAGATTGGTAAGGCTGTTGGTGATTTCATTGGTCGTGATCTCCCCGATTTCCAGAACAATATTATCCGTCTGATGGTGTCTAACCTCTCAACCACAGCCCTCAACGTCACTGGTTATGCTGCCGCTACAGGTCTAAATACCGCAACAGATGTTACTCGTGCTGTCCTTCTGGGGGGCAAGGCGGGTATGTACATGGCTATCAACCCCAAAGAAGCCAAGAAGATGGGCATTGAAGCCTTTAGTCTCCTGCAGAACCAAGTCACTAAAGCCAAGAATACTCTGGACCCCAATGCCACCTACGAGACCTTCTTGCAGTATGCACAGGTGAGACCTGAGGCCATGCGCCAACTCACTGCAGTGCTTCCCGGTGGTATTGAGTCTCTGGATAAACTGGCCAAGGGTTTTGATCCAAGCACACCCCTACTCACCCTCAGGTCTAATCAGGCTGTAGACGTTATCCAGAGGTTGTCTCTAGTGAGTGCTCAGGATGGTTACACCAAGGCCATTGAGTTTACTTCTCAGTTGGATAAATTGCTCCGTAGGTCTCCTGAGAAGGGTGGCTTTGGCATGTCTTGGAATGACTTCTTTGCTGCACCAGATCACCACTCCAAGATGGTCTCAGAAAGATACGCACTGCTTGAGGCTCAGGCTGTGGATGAGACACTCCGTTCTGTGTTCTCCAAATCCTTCAAGGGCAGAGGCTTCTTGGGTGAAGTGGCAGGCATGATCGAAGATGCTCGTAACCTTCCGGGTATCGGTCTTCTGGTTCCGTTTGGTCGCTTCTTCAACAACACTGTAGCCTTCGCCTACCAGACTACTGGCTTCGGACCTCTGATTGCAAAGTCTATTGGTCTTGGGGATCAATCTAAGCCTATGTCTGAATTGGTGTCCAGAGGTCTCGTCTCTTGGTCGTTGATCGGTATGCTTGCCCAGAGAGAGATGGATTATATTGACCAAGGGCTTGGGTGGAGTGAAGAGATCGACGAAGAGACTGGTGAGGTTATTGACGAGCGTTATGAGTTCCCTTATGGGGCTTACAAGGCTGTTGCAAGACTCTTCGCTCACCATGCCAGAGGGGAAGCTCCTCCTGAGGAATTGCTCTTCCAGATGGGAGACCAGTTCTTTGGTCAGCTTACTCGTCAGCTTGGAGAGGCTGGATCAGGTTTGAATAACATCGCCACTGCAGCACTCTCTGATGAAGGTCCGGGTTTGGGTAAGACCCTGCTTGATGCCCTTGGAGCAATTGTACCACAAGCAATCTCCGCTGCAACACGTCCTCTAGAACCCCTCAACGTCCTTGCTGGTCTTGCTCGTGATGAGGAGTTCTATGTTCCTGATCGTAAGCAAGGTACTGCGTGGGTGAACAACTCTCTGCGTTACATGGATCAAGCAATTGCTCTTATAACTGGTGAGAATCTTGCTCCCCCTAAGCAGTCTGCTGCAGAAGGTCAACCCACTGTTCAAGCCTCTAAACTTGTTTCAACGACCAGAGGATCAAGGCTCACTAACACTGAGCGGGTTATGAACGAGATCGGTAGACCTACCTACTTGGCCAGCATGGCTTCTCAGTCTGAGGCTGCAGACAACCGCTACAACGAAATCTTCAACGAGATTGTGGAAGATCAGGCAGGTGTATTGTTCAAGTCCAAGCGTTTCCGTGAAGGGACTCTTGAAGTCAAGCAGGGGGAAGTCACTAAGCTTTTGAGTGAAGCACGTAAGGCAACGCTCGGGTACATGGGCAGGGTTGCCTCTAATGGTGGTGACAGGGCCTTGATGAAGATGATTAACATCTCTCGTTCTTACCCCAAACTCAAGGTCCAGCGCACTCTTGAAGACTTAGGGTTTGATCGTGGGGTTGATAAGCTATCTGAGGATGAGTTGGATACCCTAGAGAACGCTCTTAAGTTCCGAGAAGAGTTTATCACCAAGCAATAGCAAAAAGAGAGAGGGGGCCGCGAGGCCCCCTTTTTCATTAGGTTCAATCTTCAAGCATGTAGTCAGCCCACTCTTCGGCTTCCCTCTTGATCTCTTCCCTCCTTACGAGGCCAGTAGACCTTGAGAGGAGTGCATTCATGGCCATTCCCATCAAGTAGATTTTGGAAGTCATGGGCTTAGGAGGTACACTATGCCTCTTCTTTGCTCTGAACTCCTTGGCCTCTTCTTCGATGTTCATTGTCTCTGACCCACTCCAAGTTTCGAGAATAGGCTTTGTTGAATCCAAACTCCCAATCTCTGTACTTTGTTGTGTCCTTGTGGTACGGGTTTGTGGTCTGCCCTTTGCCAAAATCTTTGTATCCTTGTTCAAATGCGTTCATCAGTCGTCTCCATTGAGCGCCCAGATTATAAATACTACCAGTGCTAAGAGCAGTAAACCCTCAGTCATACTTGCTTCTCCATGAAAGCTAGGAGCCGCTTGTGATACCACTCTGCCTTACGCAAGTCTTCTAGACCATTCTTGTAACGCCAGCGATGATTGTACTTAGCAATGTTCCCACGCAGGTAACCGATGTACTCGTCTGGGCTGAGGAAATCTTCAATGTAGTCGATACATTCAATTTTCCCTTGACCATAATGTGCAGGGCTATTCACCATGTCTGTCGTCTGACTTGCTGTCATAGCTTCTCTTCCTCGAATGCCACGATCCACTGCTTACAGATGTCACTGCGAACAATGTCATCCACTCCGAACTCAACGATAGGCACAGGCAGATTGTGCTTCTTAACAAGATGGATGATCGCTGCTAGGCCCGATCTACCACCAATATCTGACTGCTTTATGTCACCGTTGATTACAACTTTACAGTCTTTTCCGATCCGAGTCAAGAACATTTTGATCTCAGCGACGGAAGTGTTTTGTGCTTCGTCCAGAATGATGAAAGCGTTCTTGAATGATCTTCCCCGCATAGTAGATAGGGGTGCCATTTCGATGTTGCCGTTCTTGATCCCAGTCTCTACCGTACCTTTGCCCAACTGCTCATTGAGAACATCAAGCACAGGTGCAGCCCAAGGAGCAAACTTCTCTTCGAGTGTACCGGGGAAGTAGCCCAAGTCCTTACCCACAGAGACATTGGGACGAGTCAGGATAATCTTGGTGATCTCTCTGTTGGCGTACATGTTGGCTGCATAGGTGGCTGCCATGAAGGTCTTACCTGTGCCAGAAAACCCACAGACAATCACTTGATCTGAGCCATCCAGATGTTTGAGGTAGAGTGCTTGATTGTCGTTGAGTGGCTTAATGGTAACAGTACGCATTGCGCCTTCTTGTTCAGCGTTCTTGTAGCGTGATACCCGTTTGCCCTTAGGCTTCTCCAGAGTCATCATCAACCTCCACGTTTAAGATACCTTGTTTACCCAGATCAAGGAGCATCTGCACCACGACCTGTTCTATTTCATCTAAGTCCCTTTTAATCAACCAAGAGAGTAAGACGTTCGCTGTGAGTCCAGCTAGGATAGCTATTTCAACGGTCACTGTATGCTCCACGAGGGTTTGTTGTGAGCAGTTTATCATCATGCTCAGGATGTAGCAAGCTCTTAAGTCAGGTCAACGATCTCACAAGAACCAACACAGGCAAAGGTTTGAGTCCCTTTGGAAGTGTCTTCTTTCTCGTAGTCGCTCAGCTTAGTCCAATCAATCTTCGGTGGCATGGTAGCAAGCAACTCTTCATACTCCCGTTGGTTGATCTCCTGATAGGGTGCCTGTTGGTAGCTGTGGTCAGAGTGCGGCAAGAAAGACACACCAGATACTTCATCGAAGTACTTATAGACCCAAGCACCAACTTCCATCCACTCATTATCACGAACAGTCACCGTGATAGAAGGCTTATGCTCACACCAGTGACGCTGATAGATCAACCACAACTCCAACTGTTCGATAGCCGTCATGTCGTTACGGGTAATAGCACCTTCGGGAGACTTCTGTGGGAAGCTAAAGACTGTGGTAGTCTCAGGCTTAATCACACATGGCTCACTCGGAATACCCTGATCCTTCATAAGCTGCGTCAGAGGGTCTTTGTTATCTCCCCTTACGGTGCGGATATAATACTGGCTGTGACGAGCATGAATACCAGAAGCGGAATCCACAAGCTGGCTAACAGTTCCGCTTGGTTTGACACAAGTAATGGCCGTACTAGCAGGAATACCAAGATGATTAGCCCACTCAGCATTAGTAGTAACAGCGACATTTTTCAGATGCTCCAAAACTTGATCTAGGTTCATATCTTCGCTGCCAGAGAACGAGTATGCAATACCAGCATCCCTATCCATAGCACCAGACAAGGCTTCATGATCCATGATACCCGTCAACGACACACCCAACAGCCGCTCTTCCTCAGTGTTCTTCTGCCAAATCTTACGCAGATAGGGGAAGTGAGTATACGTCGATTGGATAGTGCCAAGGATCGTAGCCAGCTTTACTTTCCGCTCCAAGTCCTCAAGTGTATCCGTAGCTCGGACCACGACTTCCGTGAGATTACAGAACTGGTACGGGCGAAGAATGATTTCACTGCACGGGTTAGTGCCAAAGTCTTGGTTAGCATCACGACGACCATTCTTTGCAGCTTGTTTCTTAGATGCCTGACGAGAGAAGATACCTCGCTCACCAGACTTGCTTTCCACCAGAGAGAGCCACTCACGCATGAAGGTTTCCATGTCAGGCTTCTCAGTGTAGGCCACAGAGTTGTTAGCCAAAGCACGTTGAGCATTACCTTCCCACCACATACCTGACTTAGCGTGGCGCATACGATCATCAGACAGGTTCGACAAAGAGATCATTGCAGAGCGACGAACACCGCCTACCACAACAACTTCACCGATCTTACACATGATGTCGTGGCACTCAATCGAAGACAACTTACGACCAGCAGCACCCTTGAACTTCTCAATCGTGTACTGGAACAATTCCACCAGAGGGGCGGGACCAGATGCACGACCACCAAAGGTCTTGAGTTTAGCGCCAGCAGGACGAACCTTAGACACGTCCCACTTAGGGATTTCCCCTGCATAGAGCATAGCAATCAGCTTACGCAGAGACTTAGCCCAACCCTCTTTGCTGTCGTGGACCACGATCACGTCCTCCGAGGTAAACATTTGCTCAGGAACCTCTGGCAGCTTACTAATGTATTGACGCTCAACAGAGAAGCCAACACCAGTGCCACACAGAAGGATGAACATAGCCTCGTCAAAGGATTTGGGGTCGTCCACAGGCAGGTAGGAGCAGTTGTAGCCAGCCGTGTTATCGCGCTCCAAGGCAGGACCAGCAGTCATCACAGCCCGCATCGAAGGCATAATCTCAAGACCAAGGATAGCCTCTTCGATTTCATCCAGTACGATCTCGTCACGGATTTTCTTGACGACAACATTGGTCATGTAGCGAGAGACGGTCTCAAACCAACCCTCACGCCGCATAAACTCTTCGAGCCAACGAGCATAGCGTGATGTGTGAATGAATGCTTGGTAGTCAGTAGGTAGGTGGTTACTCATTTTTTCACTTTCTTTTGAGGCCAGTTCGATCACGATCTAGCTCATTATGATTGCAACGCGATGTGCTTGCACCACGATACGGTTTGTGCTGAGGTCATGCTTGGCTGTCAGTGGGTTCTGGATGGACCAGTCAACCAATACAACTGGAACCCCCTTGTCCTGCACTTTCTGCAGCTTGTCTATAAGCTCTTGCACTGTCATTTGAGGCTCCTCGCAGCGAGTGCCGCCAAGTAGGCAACAAGGATAATACTAGGGATACCAATCCAAAGAGGGCTAAGAACCCACCACCAAGACCATGTGATCGAACCGAGTAGTTTTAGTCCAATGAAGAGAGTTGTCAAGAGGTAGATGAAGCTTGCCATCAAATCAAATCCTTCAAGTAGACCGCAGGGTAGTCAGGGTTCTTTATAATCTTCCCATCCTCCCTTCGCTTGACGGTCCCATCAGGTTGCACACAACGACCGAGATTGTTGTCATGCACACGCTCTACAGCCTCGTCCAGATTGTAGCCAGCGGCATGGGCATAGCCGTAGATCACATACACAAGGTCTGCAAGCTCCTTCAAGTCCTTTACGGTGTGTGGCAACTCCTTGCACCACTCCTCGTACTCCTCACAGATCAATCTCTGGTACAGGGCCACGTCAGGTTTTTGATCCAGAACTTTAGAGAACTCCCTCACCATAGCGGAAGGGGTGTAGTGCCTCTCTTGTTCAAAGTAGTCTAGTCCTGTGTCTTTCCACTTAGCCATTTCCTGCCTCCATTACATCCAGTGTGTGCAGCGTCAGATCGTCAATATCAAACACTGCTGATTCAATCAAGCTGTAGACATTCTCCATCTCGTCGTCGGTACCAGCAAAGGCTGCTTCGGGATGGACTTCAACAAGGATTGTCACTTCGTAGTTCATTCAGCATACTCTCGCATGATCTGGTTGAGGGAAACAAACTCAGGCTCGTACATGCCATCCTCCAACTCACGCTTCACTACCACACCGTGCCACCACTGTCTGTTTGCTTGCCCAGCCCAGTGCTCCTCTGCGCCCTTATAGCAGCCCACCACGAGGCCAATGTTGCCATGAGGTAGCCCACCATCCTTGAAGTACATGTCACGCTTGTGAGAGTGCCCACAGGTGGCAGAACAGCCAAGGTTATTCACCATCGTATAAGCGTGATGGATGCCGCTAGTAGCAGTAGAAGAATTACCAGAAGTGAAGTAGTGCGCGTAGGCCACCTTGTCGTAGAGGGCGATGGCTGGTCCACTGTTTTCATACTCGTGGTATTCGTCGAAGTAGTGGTCTGTTTGAAGATGGCTAAAGGAAACCCCGTACTTTTCTCCCTCATTCCTTGGATTAAGGGCGAGGTACTTTTTAATTCGGTTCTCGTGGTTTCCTTCGAATCCCACCCAAAAAGGTCGCTTCTTCCGGTGATGTCTGAACGGATGTCGGAGGAGTTCTTGGGCTGTGTTGTAGGACTCAATATCCTTCTCATAGCTCTGTGAAGCCAGTGCTTTGGGGTATCTTTCATCATAGCTGTTGAGAGACCTCATGTCTGCTCCATCACCCAAATCAAACACCATGTCTGGCTTGAGATCATAGAGGAAATTTCCTAGTGCTTTGAACCGCAGGCTGCTTGTTGCAGGGTCGGCATGTGCACACGAGAATACTACGACTGTTTTAGTAGCCATATTAAGGCTCCTTGTTGTTGAGAACGATTGGGTTCAGGTTGGTCTGGAAGTGCTTCATCAAGACATATGCCTCGTCGAGATCATCAAACCAGAACTCTGCATCAAACACATCTTCACCACGGGAAACTTTCAGAACCAGCATCGTCGATTCGGGTGGGAAACCGCAGTCTGGAATGTCTTTTGCAGAGAATGGTCCCTCTACGACACCCCAGAGTAGCGTTTGGTCAGGCTTTTCTTCTTCTTTTGAGAACTTCTTTCGTAGCCAGTTTAACATTCTTGTCGCCTTTCTCTGAGACCCAAGACTCTGGGATGAGTTTGTCTGCGAAGATGAAGCCATACTTGTTACACCAGTCAGCGTAAGAGGTGGGTGATCCCTTATTGATCTTTGCAGAACTGTTGGAGAACACAAACCTAATATCTAACTCTGGCCTCTGGGATTGCAAGAGTAGATGCTTCTTTCTGTCTGCAAGTACGAACCTCCCTTTGGTTTCAACGATGATACCATTGGGAAGAACGAAGTCTGGGGTATACTTGTGTGAGCTTTCAGGAATGACGTAGGGGATTTTGTAGGCTTCATACTCAACCTTGATCCCCAACGTCTCTAGCTGCTGTGCAACCTTTCCCTCTAGACCCGACCGATACCCCCTAGCCTCTGGGGATACCTTCTTTCTCACTCAATCAACTCCGTCACTCGGGGTTCATTAACGACATCAACCATGAACACTGGTCCGGTAGAGTATAGAAAAGTTCTGGCTTCTGGCCAACATACCTTCCTAAAGTCGCAGTATCCACAAGTAGTAGAGAGCACCGTGTTCTCAGAAGTCTTAGATTGAGGGACAGGTGGAATACGATCCTCTGGGATTGACCCAGCAACCAGCTTCTTGACTCTCTCAATCTCTTCTTCCTTCTTGGCAATCTCTTCTGTGAAGTCGTAACGATCCAAGCAGAGTTTGAACCTGTCCTTCTGAACGACAAGGAAAGCACCCTCGGTCTTGTTCTTCACCAGAGGATCATCCTTCCCTGCGTAGACATACGAACTCAACTGGCTGATGTACCCGAAGGGATCGTCTTCTCGCAGGTTGTGTTTACGGAACTTCTCGAACCCATACTTGGATGCAGACTTCACATCGACTGTCACCCCATCAATCACAGCGTCACGAGAGCCGGAGATACCGAAGACACTAACTCTGTCCTGCATACCCTCGACGTTGTGTCCTGCTGCCTTTGCCAGTGACAGTACGAGGGCTTCGATCAAGTCTCCGTAGAAGAAGGTTCCAAGAGCCTCGGCAGTGAGTGGCTCTGAGGATTCGGTTTGGTTGATCTTGTACCACAGTCTACGGTCACAGGGTGAGCCTATGCCAGAGAGACTGAGGTAATCTCGGGGGACTTGCTCCTGAGAAAACCTAGCCTCTGCGATACTAGAAAGGGAGGACGAGAAGAACTCTGTGACAGTTGCATACCACCCTCCCTTCCCTTCGACAACCCTGTAGATGTCCTCTACAAGATTGCTTAACTCTTTAGAACCCATTTTGCAAACCTTTCCAACTCTTCTTGGGTTGCATCCTGCTTCATGGCATTGGCCTTATGGGAGATGACTTGGATGTTACCTCGCACATACCCTAAACTTGGCACAATCCTGTCAAGCGAAGGTGCGTACCGTGTATCTTTTTTCATTTCTACCCTAAGCACTGGGCAGATGTCCCAATCTGGAATGTCCTCCAAGGCAAGGTCAAAGGGTACAGAGTCATTTTTTGCCCTGTTTTTTGCAGATGATAACATCCTGCCTTTGGGTTTTTCTTCTCTGTATCTTTGGGTGCTGGCCCTGCGTTTTTCCCTCTCTCTAGAGAGGTTTTTATTGTACCAGACTTTTTGCATGTTAGAGTGATACACTTTGTGACACTGGGGGTGCAAAGACCTATCAACTCTTCCTGATAAGACTGGCACCCCACAGTGCTTACATAGGCTCTGATAAACTCTCATGGATACCTCCCTAAAGCTGGAGGAGTTATACCATAGTCAGTCTACACAGTCAATGGTGTATCTACACACTTTACTCAAAACGGAATCTCATCCTCAAGTTCCATCTTGGCAGGTGCTTTGGCCTTGGCTGCGGGCTTCACCTCTTCTTCCTCATCGTCGTCACCATCAGGGTTGTAGGCTTTGTGTTCCAGAACCTTAACCTTGTCGAGACGAGTACCCACGATGGCCTTGCGGGATGTGTCGTAGACAGAGAGGACAACTTCCACAGTCGAACCATTCCCAATCGGACCATCCTCGTCGTAGTCCCACTTGGTGCCATCAGCCTTGACCACGGTGGGTTCACCTCCACCATACTCTTCGGTCCACTTGCGGGTGAAGCGCACTCGGGTCATACCGTCGTTGTCGTTGCTTGGCGAACCGCGCTTCATGGACTTGGACTTCTTGAGCTTTTCCATGCTTTCGTTGTCGAGGTCCACGTCAATAGAGGTCTGACCACCAATCTCAACCAGCGCATTCTCGAAGCCAGTCTTGTCGCGGTTGTCTTCAAACACCTTGGCCCAGTATGCGTAGCCAGTCAGTTTTACTTTACGAGTTCCCATGTTTAGCTCCTTTGCTATTCGGGTATTGTAGCAGATTCTTCAAAGCAGAGGCAAGAACTATTTCTCACCAGCCACCCTGTATTTGCGTTGTTTGCTGTTGTCCCTCTCGTACTCCTTACCACCCTTGGCCAGACGCACTGGGATGCTGTAGGGTTTCGTGAGTTGCTTTAGTCCCTTAGTCTTCTTTTCCATCTGTCTTACTCCTCAGTGGATGTCGGAATATCTGTGACCAAACTGCACGTCGATGTCCAGCTTGATGTTGAGTTTCAGCTTCTCGTTGACCTTGTTGATTGCCCAACGAAGAACCGATTCGTGTTCCTTCTCTTCACCCTTCTTGACCCTGTTGATGGATTCGTCGTGGAACTGTCCAACAATGTTTGGACGTTTGGTCAGGTAGTGTGCAACCCACTGATCGAAGCAGTATGCACCTGTGCCTTGGTTGAGGGTTGAGAAGATGTCTTTCTCGTAACGCAGCGTGTACCAGAAACCATTCACAGGGTTCTTGACCCACATCTGCCCGTTCACAGTCTTGACCTCCTGATCCTTGGCGAACTGTCTCACAGCCCAGTTACGTTCCCAGTATGCTTCCAGAAGAACCTTGGCTTCTGCAGGGGACATGCCAGTGGTGCGAGACAGCTTAGGGACACCAACACCATAGACTGCAGAATAGTTCACAGGCTTGAACTTCTTGCGGGTCTTCTTGATCTTCTTGAAGCGGTCCTTGTCGTTGACCGTATCTTCATCTGCCCGTGTGTAGAAGTCATAGTCGTCACTGTCGATGTAACCTGCACGAACAGCAAGGTCCAAGTGTTCATCGAAGCCGGGGACAGACATTTCTGCAACATACTCTGGGTCGTAGGGAAAGATGAAGTGACGCTTGGTGGTAGCCTCAAGAGACACCATGTCAGCACCGCATAGTATAGTGCCATCGTCAGCAATGAGTGAACCTCTGATCTCTTTGCCCCAAGGCTTATCAACACCGGGGAGATTGACCAGAGGCTTCTTGTGCTTGAAGCGTAGTGTGTTGGTCAGGCCAGCAATCTCAGCCTTCACGTAGCCACCCACCTCAGACTCAAGCATACCCTCGAAGATGGACTTGCGGTGCTGGATCACGGTCAACCCATCAAGCAATCCCACTCCGGGGTTCTTCTCAATCAGGAGTTTGACTGAGGGTGCAAGCTCTCCATCCTTACGGACCTGAGGGATCATACGCTCAGTGCCATCCTCGTTCTTCTTGTAGTCGTGGGTGCAAGGTTCCCAGCCCATAGAGAAGAGCCAGTCCTTGACCTGATCGGACGAGTTGGGGTTGGGCTGTTCGACACTCTTAACGACACGCACAGGGTCTTCGTGGAAGAGGGGTAGGTCGTGCTCTTCCAGAAGATTGAACCAGTCGATAGCAGCCTTAGTGTGTGTTCCATCCTTCTTGGTCATCTTCTCTGGCTTGGTCTTCTCAGCATACTTGGTCACAGGTGGCATGACCTGACGCAGTTCCTCGACCTTCTCTTCCTGAGCCTTCTCCAAGGTTGCCAGAGATTGCTCTACAAGCTCCTTGTTGATGCGCCAGCCAGCCTGTTCAGCCATAGCAGCAGACTTCATCTTGAAGGTCAGGTACTGGAAGAACTTGTCCATAGACTGTTTGTCGTTGCCATAGACAATCTTGAAACGCTTGATGAGGTCTTTCCAGAGGAGCCAGTTGATCTTCACATCCTCTTCACAACGATGCTTGTACTGCTCGTAGGTCAGACCTTCCCAGTCAGTGATCTCAGGCTTAGGTACTCCGAAGTCTTCCCCGAAGGACTCAAGCCCGTGGAGTTGACGTTGGGGGTACATGACCCAAGACATAGGCAGCGTGTCGTACAGCTTAGCCCTGATACTGATGCCAAGGATTTTCTCCAAGACAAGAGCATCAAAGCGACAGATATTGTGCCCAATCAGGATCGTCTCCTCCTCAAGAAGGTCACGCATGTCTTTGTAGGAACAGGTAGAGTTGAAGACCTTGCCGTCACGTGTCCAAGACAGAACGTGGACCTTCGTGGCCTTCTCAAGGAACCCATCAGTCTCCACGTCAAACACGATCATTAGAAGCCCTCTCGAAGAAGTGTGGTTTCAGAATCCCAGAAGAGGGAACCTGCTGCGCCAAGTTTAGCAAACGGCCTGTTCTTGTCAACGTGGAAGTAGGTAGTGTTCTGCTCCACCTCATCCTCATTCTCTACGTCACGCTCAATCTTTATGCAGATGATAGCCTCTTCTTCCAAGGCTGCAGCATACTTTGTCCGACCATCCTCGTTCACCTGTGAGATAAAGATCACACCAATGTTCAGTTCTTTGGCAAGCTGTGCCATCTGAGAACCAAGAGCGGTCAGCAGGGAAGTAGCACCATCAACACCAGCACTAGACAAGTATGCCAGACGCTGAACGTGGTCGATGAAGATGAAGCCTGCACCATAGACTGAGGCAGCAAGACGCACATACTCCAACAGCTTCATAGGATCGTCGTGGAGACGCATCTCGAAGATGATGGTGCGTTCACCCTTGGTGGCCTTGATTGCTGCCTCAATGACCTCCTTCTCGTCCACAGCGTTGTACTTGGCATCGTCCTTAGTACGAACATTAACACCCAACTCGTAGGTGGCCATAGCACGGTAGGTGGTGGACTTCATCTCTTCCATGTGCAGCAGGGCAATGCGTTCATCAGGATCACGCAGCATGGCAGTCTCGAAGTAACGGATCACCTCTGTCTTACCAGTGCCACGAGGGGCTTTGATGAATGTGATGCCACCCTTGATTAGACCCCTGCACTTCTCGTCGATCCCAGTGTGTCCTGTGGGAACATACTCGTAGGGGTTCTCGGTGAGGATTGCCTTCTCCACATCCAACGACGAACAGAAGAAGTTGTCTGGGGTGTAGCGTTGGGGTTTGATTGCAGCCCACTTGAGTGCATCCCCATTGCCAGCCATCAGGAACTCATTGGCGTCCTTGTGCTGGGACATGGGGACATACCAGAACTTCTGGGGGAAGGCACCATACAGAACCTCTGCGGCTCTCTTACCTGCCTCATCAAGTTCACCTGCATACACAACCTCTTGGAAGGAGTTGAGGTAGGCGTAGTTCTTCTTGACGAACTTCTCCCCAATGCCAGCACTGGGAAGTGACTTAACTGGATAGGTCTTGCCAAGGATTTGGTAGAGGGAAGCAGAATCGAACTCCCCCTCGGTGATGTAGATACGCTTGGATGTGCCAGCATTGAACTCAGGTCCAAACAAATCCTCGAAAGGCTTGCCCTTCTCCTTGGTCCAGAACACCTTCTCGTCGTAGCCACGGTACTTCACATTGTCCGTATGCTTGAAGGCATAGCGCACAGGTTTGTCATTATCGTCAAGGTGAAGCTGAATACCATACAGCTTGCACACATCAGGGTCCAGCCCACGAATACCATCGTAGCTAACCTTGGAGACTGACAGACTTCTCACATCGACTTGTTGCTTCACAGGGTAGGTCTCCTTTGCCCAATCTTTCAGTCCCTTCATACCCCTAGATGGGTAACTCTGTCCACAAGATTTGCACTGTCCGTACCCGTTGTCGTTCCAAGAGAATGCGTCAGAGCTTTTGCAATTCTCGAAGGGGCAAGGTTTATGTGGGTGCTCCGTCACGTTCGTCTTCCTCTATCTTGTTTAGGGTGCGAATACTATCGAAGGCATCCTGAATGTCAACCCCGTATGCTGCACAGAGAAGGATAAGCTGCAGGCCATAGTTCGCCATAGATTGTGTAGCTGCATGGTCCATGTCGAAGGTGTAAGTAGCACCACCATCTTCATGCTCCAATACTTTGTCTACGATGATGCGGAAGGGTCCATCTTCAATCATTCGTCGTCCTCCTTGTGGATGTAATAGTCACAATCTTTGCTTGGCTTAGGGTGAAAGATTGTCTGGTAGGTAGGATGCCCCGGTGTCTTACGCATACACGTCTTCTCTAGGGGGCAGTCCTGTGTGTAGCATCTTGCGTAGTCGTAGGGTAGAACTTTCCATCTCATGCTTGTAAATCCCGGTGCCAGCCCATTCAGATCATCCTCGTTCAGCATCTACCAAAGCCTTCCATGATACAGGGAATAGGTCTTCCATTATCGCACTGATCGTAACTGCAACTAGACGTGTCTCGTACTGGGTATCATCCTTGCAGCGTAGACGACACATATCTGCGAAGGCATCAAGGCTCCCAGACCAGTACCACTCAGTCATTGTCGATTGAGGGAGAACCATACGGGCCATTTCTGGAGCTACACCTGCTTCAATCATCTTGTTGTACTGGCCCAACTGCATTGTAGCATCACCCCAAGGGAACCACTCTCCACTCCAGTTGTTGTAAGCTGGGTTTTCAGAGCGTCCGAAGTTGTCTGGGTACCATCCGTCATTAACGATTTCAGTTGAACTAGACCCTTGCTTCTTGTCCTTGCTGCGCCCACGCCATACCTCAGGGACATAGAACTCTGGTTCATCATCTACGTAACGACGAGAGATTTCATTCCACCGAAGGAACTTATGCTTCACAAGCTGTCGTGCTACGAAGATGGGTGCCTTAACGTGGAAGGATGCGAAGGCATGACCGAAGGGGGACATATGCTTGTGCGAGGCAAGGTAGTGGATCAGATCGGTGTCACGAGATGATAGCTTCCAGTAGAAGATTACCCCTTCATACCTACCATTACCCAACTCTTCAATATGATGGTCGAGGTAGGTGCCTTCTTCCCACTCACTCTTCTTACCAAAGCTGACCCGTGCAGCATTAACGACAGATAGATCACTGCCCATGTGGTCTATGTAAGTAGCCTTAATCATCTTACTCTCCTGTGCTCAGAAGTTCACCAGCATCACCCCGGAAGTCTACATCAGGCAGGATTGACTGGGGTTTGAAGATTACACGGTAGTGGTAGACACTCACATCAGCAGTCTCAAGCTGTTCAACGAAGTACGTCACGTTGTCAGAGATACCAAGGAAGTGCTTCTTGTACTGGTTTGGGCCAGTCTTGCAGGTGACTTCGAGTTGCACATCAGCACCATCCTTTTCGATAGAACAGCGCCCCTCAATGGTCAACATGTAGGTGTCTGTGATGCCATTGTAGAAGACCACACGACGATCAATCTCGAACATGTCAGCGGCCTTGGACAAGTTTTCAGAGGCGATCTGTGCATCAGGTACGCAGGCTATAAGTGCGAGTACAGGTGCAGCAAGGAGAAGTTTTTTCATCAGTAGAGTTCCTCAATTTTGAGTGAGTGTTCATTAGCACGTACTTGCTCTTCGGTGTAGTCGTTCACAGAGAAGTACCGAAGAACCTTGATGCAGGAGTGAGCATACTGCAAGCAATCAGCGTAGTCCTGCCAGTGGTGAGCCTCAAGGTACTTTCTCTGGGACAGCTTCTCCAACTCCTCGAAGTTGGTCTCTAAGGAACTCTCCAGCACTGCCAAGACAATCTCGTCCATAGCACCATTGTTGATGAGCTTCTCCACGATGGAGGCCACTACGTCTTTCTCTCTGGTCATGTCTGTCTCCTCAGAAGGTTGGGTAGAAGTTGCTGCCTGTGTGGCTGTGATACTCAGATACCGTCTTGTACTCTTGCCTCAGGTGTTCGCAGGGTTTCCCATCCCACTCAGCCTGTTCCACCTGTTGCCCCAGTTTCTTTAACAGGGTGTGGATGCTGACGAGGGATGAGTCCTTGTTGCGATCATACTTGTTATGCTCCATCCTTGTACCCTTTCCTGACGTTCTGTGCTGTCTTAGCACCCTCGTATGTGTGCCTCATGTATGGGTTGAGGCTGGCGATGTTCTTGTGTCCTGTTACCTGCATGATGCCTGTGCTGTCAACTCCTGCTGCTACAAACTCTGTGATGGCAGTCTTTCTCAGGTGTCCAATCTTCAACTCTTCTGGCAAGCCACATGCCTGCTTTATCTGGCGAAGTATAGGTCCAAACGATTCAGGTTTCAAGGGAACATAGGCATTATCGCTGGCCCTGTGGTGTGGCACCACGTACTTCTGGAAACCCCAATCCTCTTTCTGTTCCTTGAGCATGGTCAGCAGGGGTTCCTCAATGGGCATTTCTACCTCTGCACCTCTCTTGGATTGCTTGACCTTCATCCTTGCATTGTCGAGGTCGAGGTTGTCCCACTTGAGGTGGCAGATGTCTGTAGGTCTTTGCGCCCACTCGTAGCACATCATCACCAGAAGACCTACGTTTCTCCACTCGAACTTGGTGAAGGCAGTGTCGAGGAAGACTTCAACCTGATCCCTCGTCCAGATCGGTGTCTTGGGTTCGTGCCTCAGCTTCTTCACCTTGGACATAGGGTTGTCGTTGATAAGATCAAGAGATCGGGCGAAGTTGAGTACGATGGAGAGTATCCTCGCCCTCTCATTGGCCCTTGCAACCGAGTGTGCTTGAACCCAATCCTCGTAGGCTTCCTTGCATATCTTCGCAGTCAGTTTGTTAATTGGGATTAGGCCAAGGTCTGAACGAGAAACACTCTTTAAGTCTGCCTCGTACTTGATCTGAGACCTGTTAGCGAGAGAGGCAAACTGCTTGGACGACAGGTAGTAGTTGATGACATGGATGATCTTGGAGCTTGGTCCTACGTTCCCCTCCTTGATCTCCCCCCTTCGGTAAGCATCAACCTTTTCTATCAAACGAGGGACTTCGTAGCGTGCAGCCCTACCGTCCTTGAAGGTCTGAGACTTAACGACACCAGCCTTAGAAACCTCTGGTGGTGGGACGAACCTGTGAACGACAGACCCATCCTTGTTCTTGACTTTACGAGTGTATTTCATGTCGTCCTCTGTTGTTGAAGGTAGCACTTGCCATGAAGAAAGACTTGTGCTACCCTCTATCTCTTTATGTATACCTTAAGGTATTTTTACTTCTTAAAGAGTAATAATACTTAAGGATACTCTTTATGGTTCTCTTCAAGAATGTACGTAGAGAGAACTTCATCAAGGTCCAGAATCTTTCCCGTAGCATCTTGAACTGAGTCATGGATGGTGATACGATTCCCTTTCTGTCCCAAAGACCTGCCGTAAGCCACTGCATCAGCCAACCCCTCTTGGAGAGAACTTGCAATGACCTTTCCGTTGTCGCTCACCCTGACATGGTACATGTTCTACTCCGTAAGCATTACCATTGCAAGGACTGCGATGAAGGCAAGACCCATTACGAACTCTGGCATCTTAAACCCAATCATCCAATTCCTCTTTGGTATCAAAGTCGTACATTTCCTCGGAAAGAATGTCAGGGATTTCTTTGGGTTCAATCTCCTCAAGAACCTTGTACTCGCACACTCGCATCTTCGAGAAGTTGTAGTCGTAGGGAACAGCAACCACGTTGGCAGGGTTCACCTCAACCACCAGAGTGCGATTGTCTGCGCCAGTGGCATAGCCTTTGAGGTACTCGTCAGCGCAGACATGAAGGCCAGACGAACAGGTGTGCTGGGGATCATCATCAACCTTGGAGCGGTCCATCTTCACCACCTTACCAATGCTGTTGTCCATCGTGCCAGTGTGCAGGTCTTTCCAGTTGGAACCAACACGCTTGAAGGCGATGAAGTTGCCCTCTGGGGTGATCGGGGCATTGAAGTGGTCAAGGAACCCGTAGAGGCAGTTGCGAGAGCGGAACGATGGGTTATCCATCAGCTTCTCAAGGAACTTGATCCAAGGGGTAGCATCGAAGCCATCGTCCAGCAGGTTCAGCAACTTGTTGGTCAGAGCGTTGTGAAGCTCCTCGCCCTTGTAGTAGACCGTGCCGTTGATAACCTCAACAGACTTGCCAGCAGACTGACGGATAGTCTCTTCACGATCAGACAGGGTGAGGATGGTGGCAGCATCATGCTCAGGCCCACGAAGATGCTCACGCAGCTTCTCGAAGTTCTTATTGCCAGAGAGGACGGTACGCATCTTGCCGCTAACAAATACGGTGATGCTTTCGGCAGAGAGGGTGTAGGGGACACGCATGGGGTTACTCCTTTGCTGCGTTGTCGATCAGTTGGATGTACTGGATGAACTCTGGAACCAACCTACGGTTATCAAGAAAAATCTTCAACAGTGGGTACTTGGTAAGGATAGCTTTATGCTCACTCTCAGCCACCGAGTTGCCAATCTCATCTTTTCCGTAGCTACCCAGTACAGCATTCCAAGAGGACTTGTCAATACCCCTGTAGGTGTTGGGGGCAGGGTTATTCACCTTCTTGGCAAACTCTCCCACAGGGCCACCAGCAAGTTCAAGTACACCGAAGTGGTTCATGGGGTAGATGTTGTACTGCTTACCCAGTGCGAGGCGGGCATTGGCTTCCTCCTTAATGACAGCCTCTTTCAGTGCAGGCTCTAGCAGCTTCCACTCGCTGTTACCTTCAAACTTATTCCAGAGGGTCTTAGGCACCATCACGATGTCTGTGATGCTAAACTTCTCTTTGATGAAGGGGATAACCCTGTGCAACATGCGGGGGTAATCATTGTTGGTCATGGGAACGTAGTAGCCACCAGCTTGGAAGGTAGCATCCTCCATGTCCCACTTCTCCTTGTCGTTGTGGGTTAGGCGATACACCATGACCTTTGCACGAGGACCAGACTGCTTGGGGCCATCATCCTGCAAGTCCTTCACATACAGCACAGGGAAGTCAAGCTCTGCAATCAGGGCATCAACCTCGGCCTTCTGTTCTTTGTCTGTCAGATCAGCCCTGACCCAGACGTAGTACTTGTAGCTGTCAATAGCACTACAGATACGTGTTGCAGCACGAGCACAGCCCTTCTTGTCTGATATGTCCTGAATAAAGATGGTGTGGTCCTCGGTCACACTCAGGTCTCTGTCAATACCAAACCCCGCAGTCTTCTGACGGTAGCCCTTGTAGCCACAGTGCAGTGAGACCTTCTGGTATTTCGCAAGGTTCCACACCTTCGGGATTTGCATACCCTTCCACTTGAACTCACCACTACGAATGAACCTATGCAGTCTGGGTGCCAGCTTGGCTGCAAGGAACAGCTTGGGCTGTGCGTCAACCTCAGCCTGTAGTGCATCAAACAGTTGCTGTTCAACTACCTCAGTCTTGGCCCTGATGCTGCCAGCAGTAGGATCATTGGGACCGAAGGACAGGGCTTCACGGGATGCAGTGACTTCCAGATCACCAATGTCAAACTTGTAGACGATGCAGCGTGAGGACCACGAGGTCTTTGGGAGGTACTCGTATGGAATAGGGTAGAGGACACAGCCCATCTGAGCAAAGGCACCAGACATCGACTCATGTTCGTACAGGTAGTAGTCCTTACCCTCGTACAGCTTCTTGAGGGGGCTGAAAGACTTCTCCTTGGAGTTGGTGACAAGAGGTGGAGCATCGAAGCCCACAGAGATAACATTGGCTGCGGTCTGGAACTGTTGAATGTCCTGACGCTTCACAGGGAAGGATACCTCAAGACCATCAGGATCGTTGGTGGGTTGAGGCTCAGCGAGGACATGGAGTTGTGGCGATCCGTCAGGACCGAGTTGAACCGCATAGTAGCTGACCCTGCCCTTGTGACGGGAAACGACAGAGAAGGTATCAGTGTAAGACATGGGGGACATACGCCCAACGCCCCACTTACCTACAGCCTTGTTGGTATTCTCCTTGGTGGAGTGACCCAGCACAGTGTAGAAACCCTCCATGTCATCGTGTGCAATCCCCGGCCCGAAGTCACGACAGGTGAAGGTGGGTGTGATGGCAGTAGGGAAAGTCACCTCGAATGGGACAGTCTCCTTGCCCACCATAGCGTGTGCATCAAAGGCATTGGACCAGATTTCACGGGTGATGGACTTGGGCTTGTCTGAGTAGAGGCCAGAGATCACCATGTGGAACATCTTGCCTGATGCTTGGATGGTGAAGTCCTTGGTCGTCTGGCTGTTGGTCTCTACGACACGCAGTGTGCTATTGCTCTTCATGGTTGACTATCTCCCATAGTCTGATGGTTGCTGTTACAGCGGCGTCAAGTTCTTCCTTGTTCGAGGATAGCATAACACAATCAACCAGTTCCTCGAACCTCAAGTCTGAGAAGTAGGCATTACACACTGTGGACAGTATGTAGTCCCAATCGTCTGGTTCATAACCCATTGAAAACCCTGTGAAATGGTGCTGGTGGAGGGACTCGAACCCCCGGCCTGATGCTTACAAGGCAACTGCTCTACCAACTGAGCTACACCAGCATGGCCTACCCGGAGCGACTCGAACGCCCGACCCAGTGCTTAGAAGGCACTTGCTCTCTCCAACTGAGCTACGGGTAGTATCTCTACACTCTACACCCTATTGGTTAACAGTGTCAACCAGTTTGTTTAACACCTAAACCCTCAATCTCGGCCAGCACGGCGCGTGATGTTTTCGCTGCTTTTCTAAAGGCACGCAGCCACGCTTCACGCGCATGGCCCTTGCGCGATCTCTTGTCCCCGATGCGGTTATGATCGTTAGGCAGTGCGTGGTAGGCTTCTCGCAAGTTGTCGGCTCTAACAGTCAAACTTACCGCCTCCACCGCCTTCGCCAGCTTGGCCTCGGCAAGAATAAGCGCCTGACCATTGTTCATTCCGGCCTGCATCAAGCCTTCGCACTGCTTCTCCAACTCAGCAACGGTGTTATCCATCACACCCTGCTCCATGCAGCAGGTCTTGAGGTCACGTTCCAGCCCCTCCGCATAACCCTCGGCCTCCTTGGCGTCAGCACGGGCGGCTTCGAGTTGCTCGGTCAGGGTTTCCAGCTTCGCGTCATACCGGGCGGTGGTTTCAGCTTCACGGTCCAGCACTGCTTGAAGACTGACTTCGAGTTCGTCAATGCGGTCGGCGGCTTCAGCAACAGCACTTTCAAGCCATCGCGCTGGCCAGCAATGATCCCACTCCCGCAGCCGCTTCACCAGTTCTTCGTCAGTCATGTCAGTCTCTCCATGTCTTCATCAACAGCGAGTTCAGATGTACAACTTCACCAAGCCTCGCCATGCGCCATCTCCCCCACACCCAACTGTATCGATCCTCTGGGTACGACTTCCGCACCATCACGACAGGGAGCCACCCCCACTTGAGATGGATGCAAACTTGCTGTGCGTCATGTGAAGGCTCACTCATTTCGGCTTCCTCTTTGGGCAGTCACGGCCTTGGTTGCAGTTGTTGTTACAGGGTGGGCAGGTGTTCATCAGAACCACTCCTTCCGACCATCAGCGTAGTGAACGACAACCTCTTTGCCCTCTGGCATCCACATGAAAGGTCTGTCTGTCACATACTCAGAGGGTGTATGCCCGTAGATCATAGGCTCTGGCTCCCCTGCGTCTTCATCCATCTGGGCATACCAACGATCACCACAGCAGGAACAATCAATGTCAGCCTCACAACCATCGAAGTAGCCACCAAGATGCTCAAGTTTGGCATTGGCTTCGGCTGCATCTTCCGCCTCAATGATAACCCAGTGGGTCACATCATCTGTCAGATCGAATACACCACCAGAGTTGTTCTGGCCGTAAGTAAAGAAACGTGTTTCATTAGCGGTCATTCGTCAGTCTCCTCGACTTGAGATAGGTTTTCTTTCTGTGCTTCTAGTCGTTTCTTGTAGCCCTCTGGCCCCTCGCACCATGCCTTGAACCTTGCTTGGTCCACAGTGCATCCGTCCTGCTGCCAGATCAGCCCTGCGTGTTTGATGAATGAGTCCATGCTGTCTCCTCAGAGTTTGATGTGTGACTGCACACGCTTCCTTTTGTAGGGTGATTGTGCAGTTGGTATGCCTATGCGATACACCTGATCCAGCACAAGACCATCCTTGATGGTGAGCACGTGGCCTGTGATCGTCACACTGTAGTTGTGGGCAGGGTCATACGTGGTGGTCAGCCACTTCCTGAGTGTGGGCTTGGGGCTGCGGTAGTGCATCTCTTCACGCACCCTCATGCCCAAGTGAGCAAAGGCATCAAGCCTCTCCCACACACTCGTGAAGTCTCGTCTCTTATGCAGGAGGATGAACACCCTCTCAGCATCTCGGTATGGTATGCCTGCCAGAGTGGCGACAGAGACAATGCCACAGTTGTCCATCCCGGCAGGCGTATCCTCTGGTATCATGCTCCCTCCAAACTTTTCCTGATCTCTGATAAGAGTTTCTTGAGTTCAGGGTTACTACGTTCAGTAGTCTTGGGCAAGAGTTTCTCACACATGTCCAGCAGTTTCAGTTCGAGTGCAGCTTTCATTGGGCTATCCTGCAAAGTGGAAGAGAGCACGAGTGCCAGTGTTGTGACGCTCAAGGTAGAGGGAACGCTTGCCCCAGTGGATGCCCACCATGCAGGCATCCTTGGTGACAGACAGCGGGCGGGACTTGAACTTGCGCTTACGATACAGCCCCTTCTGGTTGAAGAAGTTGAAGCGGAAACCCTGAGTGCGATCATTCAGGGGTTTGGTTGCGGCGAGAATGATGAACATGTTGTTGCTCCTGTTCAGATGTTGTGGATGCGCTTCCAGACTACCCAAGTGATAGCCTGCAGTTCATAAACCTTCAACCCGATACGCTTAGCAGCACGGTAGTAAGCAGCCTGCATCTTCTGATACTCAGCCTTACCCATGCCCGTCTCGTTGTCAGTCAGGGTCACACGCTTGCCCTTGGCGATGTTGTATGCGTGACCATCAATGGTGCAGTTGTCGTGGCCCATGATGTTGCAGAAGAATGACACAATCTTCTGGCCGTTGAGGATACGCATGACTGCATCATCATCCTCTGGCATCTGTTCGATCACTGACCATGCCTTGTCACGCATCTTGCTGTAGGTGCAGGGCTTGCACACATCGACAGGATCACCACGCAGGAACACAGCGATCATGTTGCTGGCATCCATCACGTTGCGTTCCCACTTGTTGTTGGGAGAGAGTGCAGCAATGACACCCACCACAATACGCAGTGGCACATCATGCAGGTTGGCGATGGACTGAGCCTGTGCCTTGGCATCAGCATACCACTTGGTGCCACGATCATGTTCCTGCAGGGTTGCTTGGCGATACACCCTGAGGATGTTGCGAACTTCGGTAGTCATTGCGTCTCTCCATTCTATTCTCGGACCGTCCGATATTAAGTGTCAGTGTTTGGCGTCTCTGTCAAGCTCTACGCAGAGGTCCAGATCGAAGTCGTCCAGATCGTAGAAGCCTGTGTTGATGAGCCTACCACCGGGGGTAGACATGTAGATGGGTGCTGTGTCCCCGTATGTGGGGTGTTCCCAGAGTTTGTAACCCTCAATCTCCATGAACAGGTAGGGATCACGGGCAAGGAAACGATCCAGCTTGGTTATTGTCTCACTCATCCCACACCCCCAGAATCTCCAAGGTTTCCATGTATGCCACCTCTTCCAAGGCTTTGAAGTTGCCATAGGCATCAGGCATCATCCAGCTTGCACCCTGCATCACGATCCACATGATGATAAAGAAGTCTCTTGCGTCAGCCATGCTGTGTCCTTTCAATCGCAGGAAGAGTAGCGTTCTGAATCCAGAACCCATGCACCATCAGCGTAGTATACACGGTATCTGTATCCATACCCATACAGCAGGGCCTTGCAGCGATCACCCTCTGCGATAGCCTCAATCTCAGTGTCGAAGTATTCCAGTTCACGGATCATCTCAGTTCTCCCACATCTCATTGAAGGTTCTGTTTCTAGCCTCAGTGCGGTAGCCTCGGGACTCCATCACAGCCACCACCCCACTCTCAGGGTAGTCCATCTGCACAGTGTCCCACGCATCATCACGATCACGGGCTTCAATCTCCACAGAGAACTCGTCACCACACTCGTCAGTCAGGATCACGTGGTATTTCATGTCACATATACCCCAAGTATTCGCCAGCATCGTTGCGGCCCATGTCAAGACGGTCATTCGTCTCCTTCTCGCGTGGTGTCAGGTATTCGTAGTCATCCTCCACCTCGTCGTCGTAGCTAGAGTAGTCAGCCTCCTCATTGAAAGCCTCCCACTCTTCTGCGGTGGCACCTGAGATCAGGAACTCCCGGTCATCATCACTCAGGTGGGGCATCACGTTCTGGATCAGAGCGCCATACTTCCACGCATTGTATTGTTCTTCGGTCACATCAAACTCCTTAGTGCGAGTGATACCAGACAGGATTGAGGTGCGGATAAAGATCATGCTGCGTCTCCTAGGAACATGGTTTTGTTGAAGTGGTGGGTGACTTCGTCGTCAGTGTCAATGTACTCACGAGCATGGCCGGAGATGCTTTTCTCCACAGTCACCTGCTCCCACACAGAGCGGCCCAAGAGGGTCATGTCCTCTTTCCATGCCATGATTGTGAGTGTCTGCTTCACACCCCCACACTCCCTCTCCCACGTGATGCAGGTGTAGCTCTTGGCAACATTGGCGTTAGTGATAGTCCACGTAGTCCACGTCATCATGTTTCTCCTTTGGGTTAATCTCGGACCGTCCGATATTAGATTTCAGTTACGAGTAGAAGGTTCTCGCTGCGCTACGAGTAGAAGGGTCGCGTCTTGGGGTAGTGCGTGTCAGGCAGTTGCTCAGTGAAGGCACGGACCACCAGCTTCTCGTCGCCCCTGTCCTTGTTCTCTTCCATGCAGTAGCCCCACAACTCTTGCGTGTAGTCGTAGGCATCCTGATACTTGTCGAAGAACTTGATCTTGGCGTGTTCGACTAGGCCACCACAGTTATACCACCAGCCACCCTCCTCGGGTCCACCATAGGCACGGTCACTGGTATACACAGCGACACACCACCAGAGTGCAGGGCGCTCACTCGTCTTTTCAAACCTGCCCTTCACGTCGAGACCCGTGTAGCACTCGTAGTAATCGTCCCACTCCACCTCATTGTGCTGGCGCTCATACGTCATTCCGGGTGACACCTCACGGGAATAGATCGGACACGTCTCGCTCAGGTATTCCATCTCACTTCACCCCCACAATCAGGCCATCCTTCATCTTCACCTCAGCGAAGAACTCACGCCCCATCCCCGTGATGTGAGGACGATTGGCCACCACAATGGTGCCGTTGTCCACATACTCAGGACCAAACATGCTCGTCTCTACGTAGCGCAGAGGCTTACCCACACATGCCTTGAGTTCTTTCTTGCTCGGGTAGTATGCAATCATCGTCATCGTGTATCTCCATCGTTTGTATCCTCGGACCGTCCGAGATTAGATTTGGTTTGTTGCGGTGACTGAGCCTTTAGAAAAGCACGGCCCACATCGACTGTCAATGGTTTGGCAGAACCTAGGTCCACATCGTTGCACCCATGCGGGGACATACACATCTGCACATGCCACACGCTGCGCCACCACTTGTCCGCACGTTGCGCCATACGCTTACGCTTGCTCACCCTGTCGGGCTTGTGGTCACGCTCATGCCACACATCACACCTCATCATCATCCTGCGGCGCACAGATCAGGATCAACGCACCCACCACAAAGGCAAACAGGATCACGCTCAATTCGATCATGGTTTTTCTCTCCTTTTCCCCTAAAGGGGAACCTATCCTCGGACCGTCCGAGATTACCTTGGCCATCCCCTAAAGGGGAAACGAAATGCAAAAAGGCCCCCGAAGGGGCCTCTCAATGTGCTTTGATGATGGTGTAACCCCGAAGGGTTACTTTTTACGCTTGGCCATCAGTGCCTTGGTGAAGGCGGCGAAATCCAAGCCATTATCTGCGATAAGGGTCCAGACAAGATCAGCCAATTCGGTTTCATTCTGCACCTTCGGTGCTTTGGCTTCGGCCTTCGGTGCAGCCTCACCTTCCCCTTTAGGGGAAACATTCTGGTCCATCTTGCGCTTTCCGGCACCGTTCGAGGCTTTGCCTTCGGCAGCTTTGATACGCTTCCGGATTGCCGAAACACCAAGGGTGTCAAGGGCACCGTCTTTGTTCAGTTTCTGGACCTTAGTCCAGTTTGCCGCAAGGAACATTGCATCAGAACGGTCCTGAAAGGACATGGAACCAAGATCGGTCCCGGCAAGATACTGGCCGAAGGCCTTACGGTTATCGGCAAACAGAGCCTGAAGCCCCAGCAAAATCGTTCCGATTTCACGATAGTGGTCGAGCATCTGCTCTTGCATCAGCCACATGGTGTCGTAGACGGCGGAAGCATGTTTGATTGCTTCAGCAATGGTGAAGGATTTCTTGCCGACCTTGACGGTGGCATCAGCGGCGATAACTACGTTAGCAATATTCGACATGGTGTTTTCTCCAGCAAGCCCTTTAGGGCGGTTTCGATTAGTGCCGTTGTTTGGCCTCTCTATAAGGACCGGATCGAATCGGGGTTGTCAAGGCTTTTTTATCCGTAGGATAGGGTCGAGAAAATCTATCCTCGGACGGTCCGATAATGAGTTACCCTAAAGGGTAAAGACGGCGAAACTTTTCCTGAGCGGGGCTGAGCATAATGCCTGAGCGCGGGCAACAAAAAGTCTAGGGTTTGGCAGCTGGTCTTTTCGGCAAGTCTAAGGTTCCCTTAGGGTGCATCCTCTTTGCCGTCTGCCGATTGGTAAGAAATACTGACCAATTTCTTTCTGCTTTAGCAGAGTCAGGAAAGTTACATTCTCTGGGATTCCTTTTGGAATCAACATGTTAGGCATCATGATATACATCACGCCTTGCATAATGCGCCTACCTACCTAGGCATAGCAGGCAGAGGGGGGCGGGCATGGGCCACCGGGGGGGTGCCTGATAACGTATACCCACAATGACAGCGGGGGGATTTTTGTAGTTCTGTTAACCAGAAAAAGCCTCAGTGGTTAACAACATGTATTTCTTTACCAGTTGGTCAAAAATGGGAGATAGTTGTAGAGGCTCTAGAAAGGCCCTTACAGAGCGATCTCTTGTCTTGGCTATGGTGACCTAGAAAAAGGTGAGATGCCCATCTGGCGGCTCTCTATGAGGCTCTTTTAGCTATGTTCGTGGTGTTACTCCCGAGTGGGGTGATTCTGGGGGTAGAGAGCTTGGGGAGGTATAAATATTTCTAGAAAAAGATGAGAAGACCTCTTGACAAACGACAGGAAGGCGGTATATTACATTAAGAGATACATGATGTATAGCTTCAAGAAGCTTGATGTATCTCATAATGAAGCCTGATGAGATAGCTTCAAGAGTACCTTAAGGTATACTTAAGTACTTATTACCTTTAAGTAATTATATAAAAACAAGGTATAGCTTAAGGTAGTAGCTTTATGTATCTCTTAAAGTATATACGTAGAAAGGAAAAACAGAATTTCAAGTACCCTAAGGTAATTTTTTCTGTCGTTCCTCTCAAACTACAACTTTCTCCTTGAAAGTACAAGATAAGGCTTGACTCCAAGAAGCCTAAGGATATAACTAGCAAATGAAATACTTCGCAGACGACGATGTGCTCACCAACTTCTACAATGCCCTTGCAGACAAGGATGAAGGTAGACTTAAGAGGGTTCACATACCCCGATCTGATGTGTTCTACGTTCGTGAGGCCATCTTCCAGAGGACTGGGGAAAGATACTCCCTAGACAGGATTGAGAGAGCCATGTACCTAGAGGGTCACCTGAGGAAGAGTGACGTTTTTGAGCCAGATCGTAAGAGAGAGTGGGAATAATGCCCAGTGAAAAAGACCCCAGACTGGCCAGAGCAGGTGTTGCAGGCTTCAATAAGCCCAAGAGAACCCCAGATCATCCTAAGAAATCACACATTGTGGTAGCAAAAGAGGGTGATAAGGTCAAAACCATCAGGTTTGGTGAGCAGGGTGCCAGTACTGCAGGTGCTCCTAAGGCTGGTGAGGGTGACAAAATGACCAAAAAGAGGGCCTCCTTCAAGGCAAGACACGCCAAGAATATTGCAAAGGGCAAAATGTCTGCTGCATACTGGGCTGATAAAGAAAAATGGTAGATAAAACAAGAAATTACAAGTCAGAGTATGCTAACTATCACGCGAAGCCCGAACAGCGGGAGCGTAACAATGCTCGTAAACGTGCTCGTTATGACTTGGAGAAGAAGGGTACAGTGTCTAAGGGGGATGGTAAAGACATCGACCACAAAGATGGAAACCCTAAGAACGGAAAACCTAAAAACCTTCGTGTAGTCACTAAGACTGCCAATCGGTCTTTCCCTAGAACAAAGACTGCAGCCAAGAAAAACCCAAAGGACTAAGACTATGGCAACATTTAAAGAGGCGTTTGCTAAGGCGCGTAAAGAACTTGGCGCAGGTAAGACCTTCACTTGGAATGGTAAATCTTACACGACTGACTATGCAGAGGAGGGCAAGAAAGCTGCCCCTAAGCCCAAAGCTCGTCCCGCCTCTGTGGAAGCTAGTGCTCGTGAAGTAAAAGCAAAGACTGAAATGGCTAAGAAGGCTTCCATGAAGGAGGCTCTTAAAGCTACTTCTGCTGTTGCTAAGCCTGCTACTGCCAGTGCTAGTGCCTCTGCCAGAGTAGATGTGCGTCCCGGTGCTAAGGCTGCTTCTGTTGCAGAATCCCGTAAGGGCATGACTGAGGCTGAGCGTCGTGCTGACCGTAGAGCCAAGGATGCTGCTGCCACTGCTGCAAGAACTGCTGCCAAGAAGAAGCCTGAAGACAGTGCAAAGCTTAAGCGCCTCAAGGGTGAACTCGCAATGCAGAAGGATCGTAGCGCAGTAAAGCGTGGTATGACCCTCCGTGAACGTAATGGTTCGTAATCATGCCTCTTACCTCCAAGGGTAAAAAGATCAAGGCTGCTATGGCCAAGGAATACGGCAAGAAGAAGGGTGAACAAGTCTTCTACGCCACAGAGAACAAGGGCACCATTAAGGGTGTCACCAAGAAGGGTAAGAAGAAATGATGTACGGCAAGTCAAGCGACGGCAATGGTATGAAAAAGGGTATGGCCAAGGGTGGAATGCCTATGGTCAATAAAGATGGCAAGAAGGTTCCCGCATTTGCTGCAGATGGCATTGGTAAAATGGCCAAAGGTGGCATGACCAAAAAGGGCATGGCTAAAGGCGGCATGGCCAACTGTGGTGCTTCGATGAAACCCGCTCAAGGTAAAGGCAAATAATCATGGCTAAGAAACCTGCACCCAAATTCACTCCCTGCAAGTCTTGCCCTGCACCAGCCAAGTGTAAGGCAATGGGTTCCTGCATGGCCAAGAAGAAGTCTAAGTAATGGCAGAAATTAGGGCGATCTCCCACTTAATTGCGTGTACAACTGCAGGAACTCATGTCCTGTATAGCTGTCCGCTCAATTGTAGGTCAAAGATTCCCCTAGTTTTCTTTACCAATGCTGGCAGTACAAACACAGTCTCACTGAAGTGGTACAGAAAAGCTGACAATGCTACCTACTATATCATTGGTGGTAAGAATATGAGCACAGGGGAGTTTATACAACTCTCTCAGAGCTACATTGTACTGGACCCTGAAGATCGTCTAGAGATTGTCTTGGGGTCCAGTGGTGTTGTGGATGCACTCTGCACTGCAGAAGAACTCTTTACTGCCAACACTACAAGGCCACAGTCATGACGAGGACTAACGAAAAGCTTTGGGAAGCCTCTAAGGCGCAGGCAAAGGCCAAGATGGGTGGCAAACACTCAGCAAGAGCCATGCAACTGGCAGGTAAAATCTACAAAGAAAAGGGTGGTGGCTACACTGGAGAGAAGACTGAATCCCAGAAATCTTTGACCAAGTGGACAAAAGAAGAGTGGGGCACTAAGTCTGGCAAACCCTCTACTCAAGGCCCAAAAGCTACTGGGGAACGGTATCTGCCTAAGAAGGCCAGAGAAGCTCTTTCTAAAGAAGAGTATGCCCGTACCAGTGCGAAGAAAAGAGAAGACACCAAGAAAGGGAAGCAGTTCTCCAAGCAGCCCGAAAGTGTTGCAAAGAAAACAGCGAGGTTCCGCAAATGACTAAACAGCTTACCGAGATGCAGCAGAAGTTCCTTGATGTCCTCTTCGAAGAGGCTCGGGGTGACTACGTTAAGGCCAAGAAGCTGGCTGGCTACAGCGACACATACTCCACCAAGCACATCGTTGAGTCCATTGAGGATGAGATTGCAGAACTCACCAAGAAGTTCATTACCCGTGTTGGTGTGAAGGCTGCATACAGCATGTACGAAGTGATTGTTGACCCTACTGCACTCGGCAACAAAGAGAAGATGGCTGCAGCTAAGGACTTGCTTGATCGTGGTGGTTTCAAGGCCAAGGATGAAGTCAAGGTGGAGTCTGATGTCCCACTCTTTATTCTCCCTTCTAAGAAAAGTGATTGACAGTTTGTGTCGTTGATAGTATAAGTAACTCATGCCAAAAATCAAAACAGAATGGAAACTCCCAAAACCCATCGACCACGGTGACCACTTTGAGTGGAAGCCTGTTGTCAGAAGCGGCAGGATTATGCCCTTCGGGTACAAAGAAGACCCCAACGACCCTGATGTACTGCTCCCCATTCCAGAAGAGTTAGAACTCCTTGAGCAAGCAAAGAAGCACCTCAAGAAGTACTCCTACAGAGCAGTTGCAGCTTGGTTGAGTGAGCAGAGTGGTAGACCCATCTCTCACGTAGGTCTCTACAAGAGGATTAAGCTTGAGTACAAACGTAAGACAGACGCTGCAAACCAACGCTTCTTTGCCGAGAAATACAAAGCGGCCCTCGAAAAAGCCGAAAGACTTGAAGCAAAAATCGGTGGAAGTGCAGTCAGAACCAGTAGTAGTAGTTCCAGCGGAGAGCAAAACCTACGCACAAGCGATTCCAGCGAAGTTTGATGTTGAGAAGGCTAGGGAAGTTATCTTCCAACCCAACCCCGGACCTCAGACAGAGTTCTTGTCTGCAGATGAGCAAGAGGTTCTCTATGGTGGTGCAGCGGGTGGTGGTAAGTCTTACGCCATGTTGGCAGACCCAGTACGCTACCTGAACAACGAACATGCCAAGATGCTCTTGGTGCGTAAGTCTACAGAAGAACTTCGAGAACTGGTTTCTGTTTCAAAGATGTTGTACCCCAGAGCCATTCCGGGGATTAAGTTTTTAGAAAGAGACAAGACTTGGGTAGCACCGTCTGGAGCAACACTCTGGATGAGCTACCTAGACGCAGATGATGACGTTACTCGCTATCAGGGTCAAGCATATAACTGGATTGGGTTCGACGAACTTACTCAGTGGTCTAGTCCCTACGCTTGGAACTACATGCGTTCTCGTCTCAGAACAACTCGTGATAGCGGCCTAAAACTGTATCAGAGAGCTACAACCAACCCCGGAGGGGCAGGACATCACTGGGTTAAGAAAGCCTTCATTGATCCCTCACCTCCCGGTAAAGCTTTCTGGGCTATCGACCCGGAGACAGGTGAAACCCTCCAGTGGCCCAAGGGTCATTCTCGTGAGGGTGAGCCTCTCCTACAAAGACGTTTTATCCCTGCAACCCTCTTCGATAACCCCTACTTGGCCGACGATGGTATGTACGAAGCCAACCTCTTGTCTCTCCCTGAGCACCAGAGGAAGCAGCTTCTAGAAGGTAACTGGGACACTGCAGAGGGTGCTGCTTTCCCAGAGTTTAATCGTAGACTGCATGTCATTGACCCGTTTGAAATCCCTACTAGCTGGCCAAGGTTTCGTGCGGCTGACTACGGCTACAGTTCTTATACTGGTGTTCTCTGGTTTGCTGTGGCTCCTGATGAGCAGTTGATTGTGTACCGTGAGTTGTACGTCTCCAAGGTTCTTGCAGAAGATTTGGCAGAGAGAGTTCTTGAAGAAGAGTCTGGGGAAAAGATGCGCTACGGTGTACTTGACTCCTCCCTCTGGCACAAGCGTGGTGATACTGGCCCTAGCATTGCTGAACGCATGATCCTCAAGGGATGCCGCTGGCGTCCTGCAGACAGGAGTAAAGGTTCTCGTATTGCAGGTAAGAACGAAATCCACAGACGTTTGCAGCACGATACTTACACAGATGCACCCAGAATGGTTATCTTCAATACTTGTAAGAACCTGATCTCTCAACTGCCATCTCTTCCCCTAGATAAAACTAACCCAGAAGATGTGGACACTAAGGCAGAAGATCACCTGTACGATGCCCTGAGATATGGGGTTATGACTCGCCCAAGAAGTGGTCTATTCGATCTGGACCCTAACTCTGGCAGAACTGGCTTTCAGATCGCTGACAGTACCTTCGGTTACTAACACAAATTGGAAATGAGAATGGAAGAAGACAACATCTCCCCCGATAGCATTAAGATGCTTGCAGTCGAGGATACTTCTGGCGACACGAACACTGATAAAAAAGCAGGTACGATTGTCTCCTATGTGGAAGAGCGTTTCTCTAAGGCTGAGACTGCAAGAGAGACGGAGGAGCAGCGTTGGATTATGGCCTACCGCAATTATCGCGGTTTGTATGGCCCTGATGTCAAATTTACTGACACCGAGAAGTCCAGAGTTTTTGTGAAAGTTACTAAAACTAAAGTGCTTGCTGCCTTTGGGCAGATGACCGAGGTGCTCTTCGGTGGTAATAAGTTTCCTATCACTATTGATCCTACTACGCTCCCTGAGGGTGTGGTAGATACCGTACACATTGAGACTAACGACCAAGTGAAGCAGGCAGAGCAGGCTGCTGGTATTGAGCCTCTGCTTCCCGGCGAGACTATGCAGGACTACCGTGAGCGTCTTGGTGGACTCAAGAAAGAGCTTGAGCCTATCGAAGACATTCGTCCCGGCCCCGGCATGACTCCATCTCAGATTACCTTTGAGCCTGCTATGATTGCAGCCAAGAAGATGGAAAAGAAAATCCACGACCAGCTTGAAGAGTCCCATGCCTCTAAGCACCTGCGGTCCACTGCCTTTGAGTGTTCTTTGTTTGGCACTGGCGTAATGAAGGGTCCGTTTGCAGTCGATAAAGAGTATCCTCGCTGGGATGATACGGGCAACTACGATCCGGTGATTAAGACTGTCCCTATGGTCTCTAACGTGTCCATCTGGAACTTCTACCCGGACCCAGATGCCAACAACATGGAAGAGTCTGAGTTTGCTATTGAGCGTCACAAGATGTCTCGCAGTGATCTCCGTAAGCTTGCTACTCGTCCCTATTTCCGTAAGAATGAGATTGAAACTGCAATCAAGTTTGGCCCCAACTACATCAAAGAGTGGTGGGAACAGGTCATGGAAGATGATGCTCAACAGCCCAGCACAGAGCGTTATGAGGTTCTGGAGTTCTGGGGCAATGTGGACAGAGACATTCTTGAGAACCACAACGTAACTATCCCTACTGAACTCAAGAAAAAGCCTCAAATCTCGGTCAATATCTGGATTTGCAATGGCAGAGTTCTCCGCCTTGTGATGAACCCCTTCACACCCACAATTATCCCCTTCTATGTTGTCCCCTACGAAATCAATCCCTATTCGATATGGGGCGTTGGTGTTGCAGAGAATATGGACGACACTCAGACCCTAATGAACGGGTTCATGCGTATGGCAGTTGACAACGCTGCTCTGAGTGGCAACCTGATTATTGAAGTAGATGAGACAAACCTTGTTCCGGGCCAAGACCTGAGTGTGTACCCCGGTAAAGTCTTCCGGCGTCAGGGTGGCGCTCCGGGTCAGGCTATCTTCGGCACAAAGTTTCCTAACGTCTCCAACGAAAACATGCAGATGTTTGATAAAGCCAGAGTATTGGCCGATGAATCCACTGGCTTCCCGTCGTTTGCTCATGGTCAGACGGGTATCTCTGGTGTTGGTCGTACAGCCTCTGGCATCTCTATGCTGATGTCTGCCGCTAACGGTTCTATCCGTACTGTGGTTAAGAACATTGATGACTATCTGCTTGCACCTCTTGGTAAAGCCCTGTTCAGCTTCAACATGCAGTTTGACTTTGACCCTGAGATCAAGGGTGACTTGGAAGTTAAGGCTGCTGGTACTGAATCTCTGATGGCCAATGAAGTTCGTTCGCAGCGTCTGATGCAGTTCCTTGGTGTTGTTCAGAACCCTGTCCTCGCTCCGTTTGCTCGTATGGATTACATCGTCCGTGAGATTGCTAAGTCTATGGACCTTGATCCCGATAAGGTTGCAAACTCCATGCAACGTGCAGCCATCCAAGCTGAAATCCTCAAGAGCTTCCAAGCAACTCAGCCTCCCGCTCCTGAGCAAGGGCAACAACCCGGACAGCCTCCTGCCGCTCCTGCAGGGGTTCAGGCTCAGGATACGACAGGCTCTGGTGGAGGTAACATGGGTACTGGCTCTGTCCCTACTCCGGGTGAGCAAGGATTTTCAGCCAATACTGGTGAGGGCCAGCAGTGAACCTGAAGCCTTTCGTCAACAACAAAGAACTCTGGACTGACTTCCAGCAGGAGTTGGGCAACAGAATCCAAGCCTGCTATAAGAAGCTCGAACAGGTCACAGACACTGTAGATATTTACCGGACTCAAGGAGAGATTCAAGCCTTGAAGAACCTGATGAAACTCCGTGACAAGGTGAATGCAGAATGACCGAAGACGAACAGACAGAAAAAGGTTTGCCCTTTACCCGCATTAAAGACATCAGTGCACAGAACGTCCCTCTGATTGCAGGCCCTGATGACACTGTAGTTGGTTTTGATGAGATCGGCGGCACTGTCTATAGATCAAAGACAGGAGAAGAGTACACTCTCTACCCAGAGACCAAGACACCACAAGAGCGTCCTATTGTAACCGCAGCCAAGGCTGTAGGAGAGTATCTGTCTGACCCATCTCTGCCTTCCCTTGAAGAAACTTCTGAGTTTGTAAAAGAGACTGCAAAAAGTGCCTATGAGCCTTTCCGTAAGATTGCCTCTGGTGATAGCCCCACATATGGTGACCTCTCAGAAGTCCTCCCAGTAAGTATGACAGGTGCAGCCACACGCATTGGTAAACCTTTGGACGATACCATTCTGAGTTCTGGTGGTGCTGGCCCTTCAAAACCTAAATCTCAGATCAATCCCCTTTTTAAGCCTAAAGACACTGAAGACCCCAACCTTGTCTCTTTTTATAGTCCGCTTGTATCTGCAATCGGTTCTATGGATATTGGTGCTAAAGGTAAGAGTGGCAGAGACATTATGGCATACCTTAATAAAAGGGCACCAAATGTCTCTAAAGGAGAGCTTCAATTTAGTCGTTTGAATTTGGACCCAGATAAAAAATACTCCAGAGAAGAACTCTTAGAAAATCTTGAGTACAGTTTAGAAGGTACAGTTGCACAAATTAGGAGCGGTAAAAAAACCATCTTTAAAGGTCAACAGATTCCTAAAAACTACGTGGACAAGCCGACAGACTACTTTGAAATTACCCTAGATGCAAAAGCTTTGCCGGGTAAGGTTAATACGCACTTTGGGTCTGAAACTTTGGCTCACTCTCGCACAACTGCCCATGTAGACGCTTCCGGGGAAAAATATTTTGTCCTTAATGAGCTTCAGAGTGACGCATTACAAAGCGTAGGAAAATCATTTTCTGTCCCTGATCCGGTGGAAAACGTAGGTGACATAAAAGCTTTTTTGGGCTTAGACGCTAGGGTAGGTTACAATGAAAGGGTTTTTGATTTCTTTGAAAAAGAGGCACTTAAACCTACCCTTGATAAAGCAGCTCTTAAAGAGGCTTACAAAAACACTTTTGGAATTACCGCTGAAGGAAGAGATGTAGGTCAAATACATAAAGATGCTTTAAGAAAAGCTGTAGACTCTGATATATCAGAGGGTGACCTTACCTATCTTGAATCTAAAATCGACTATGCTTTAAAAGATTTTGCAGGTTATCAAGTAGAGTTAAAACAAGCAGAAGCTGGGTACAGTCCTAAGGATATTCCCTTTGAATCCACTTCAGCTTACGTAAAAAACCTGTTGCTTGCAAACATTGCTAGGGCAAAACAAGAAGGTGTGAACAAGCTTGTAATACCTAATCTTGATGAAATTGCAAGACTGAGGGCCGAGGACTTTGAGGGTGGGTTTGAAGCTGCTAAAAAAGCTTTGAGACCAACTTACGAAAATGCTGTAAAAAAGGCTGTAAACACCCTAAACAGTGAGTACGGAAACAAAATTAAAGTTGGGACTCGCAACCTTGAGTACAAGGACTTGACACAAAAATCAGGAAAAAGAACTTCGGCTGCAAAAGAGTTAGATATCACAGATTTTAATTTTGACCCTGCAACACAAAAGGTTAGATTTGCCCAAGGTGGCATGGTAGAGGATGACCAAATGAATAGACTGATGCAAGAAGGTGGCATGGCTGATGACGGAATGAACCGTGAGCCTGTCACTGGTAACGAAATCCCTCCGGGTTCCTTGGCTTCGGAAGTGCGTGATGACATTGACGTTAAACTCTCTGAGGGTGAGTATGTTATCCCTGCAGACGTGTTGCGCTACTACGGTGTAAGATTCTTCGAAGACCTTCGTGCTCAGGCTAAGCAGGGCATGATGGAGATGGAAGCTGATGGTCGTATCGGTGGTACCCCCGTAAACGCTCAGGGAGTGCCCATGGAAAGCCAAGATGAAGAGCTTACCCCTGAGGAAGAGCAGATGTTGAATGAGGTTCTGGGAGGCTCTGGAATGGCCTACGGTGGTATGGTTCAACAGCCTGCTACTACCCCCTACCAAGATCAAGCTACCATGTACCAGATGCCTGAAGGTATGGGTGGCCCTATGGGTATGCAAGAGGGTGGCTTAACAAGAGACAGCACTTCTACTTTTGACCGCACTCAATTTACTCTCCCAGAATCTTCAGGTGCTTTTGAGTCTCGCAAGTACATTAATCCCACAACTGGAGAAGAAAAAACAGTCCAGTTCCTTAATGGTATTCCAATGGGCCTTGTGCCTGAAGGGTTTGTTCCGTGGACCCCTGCCCTTGCAGAGCAGCTTCAGAGTGGTACTCAGACCCCTACAACCCAGATTCCTAGTGTAAAACCTGTAGAGGTTGAACGTGGTGGAAGAGATATGGATCAAACTCCCACGACTGGTAGCACTGGCGAAGGGTCTTTAAGTTATGATAGGTGGGCAGAGAAAAACTCAGAAGCTATCACTTCAGACCCATACAGCTTTGGCGTAGATGCTCTCTCTGACAAAAAAGGTACCACTGTCGGCAAAGGATTGGGTCTTGCTGGTGCTATTGTCGGTGGGCCTGTTGGTGCTGTTCTTGGTGGTCTGGGTCTCGGTACACGTGCTACTTCTGAAGTACAAAACATTGCAGAAGCAAGGGCTGCTCTTGGAGTAATGGAAGCCCAAGGTTTAAAAGGTACTACTCAGTACAATGACCTAGAGGCTCGTATTGAGACTAAGATTGACGATCTTCCTGCTGCCCAAAGAATGGCTGTTCGCACTGGTGTTGTAGCTACAGGCACTGGATATGCTTCTGCTGCTTTAAGTAGAACTACTGACACAACCCCCAGCACAGGTCTGGCAGGTAAACCTTCTGGAACCACTGCAACACCTTCTAAATCTTCTGACAAGGGTGCCAACGTCAGTGTGGGTTACGGCGAGGGTAAAGTTGATCCGGGTCTTGCTGCTGCCGTTGCAGATAAAGATAAAGACAAGCCCGGAGGTACTGGAACTTCTGGTGGAACTCCCGGCGGAGGCTTTGGAACAGGTGGTCCCGGTAATGTAGGTTCTAGCGGAAATACGTCTGGTGGTACTCCCGGTGGAGGTACAGGTACTGGTGGTCCCGGTAACGTAGGTTCTGGTAATTATGGTCAGGGCGGATCGAATGCAACCCGTCGTGCAGAGGGTGGTTTGATTAGCAAGCCCCAAAAAACTGTTCGTAGTAGAAAAGGTCTTGCCTCTTAACCAAGACTGTGATATACAAACAATAAGGCTACCCAGCTAAGGCTGGCCCCAACATAAAGGATAAAGAATGTCTGTAACTAAAGTCTACGTTGATTCCTCTTTCAGCAGCCGTAACCGTAAACGTATCGAAGCTGAAGAAAAAGAACTTGAAGAGCTTATCAATAAAACAATGGCCCCAGAAGAAGAGCCTAAGGAAGAAGTAAGGGTTAAGTCCCAAGAGGCTGAGCCTGAACCTAACGACCCGGAAGAGAAGTCTTTTAAGAAGCGCTATGGTGATCTGCGTAGGCATCTTTCTGAAAAAGAAAAAGAGTGGGAAGCAAAGTTTGAGGAGTTGAAAAACTCTGTGTCACCCAGTGCACGTATCTTGCCACCAAAGTCTGATGAAGATATTGCAGCTTGGGCAAGAAAGTACCCTGACGTTGCCTCTATTGTTGAAACAATTGCAACTAAGAAAGCAGAAGAAAAGCTCTCGAAGTACAAGAATAAGTTTGATGAGTATGAGAAGTTATCTGTTGAGGCTACACGGAATAAAGCTCTTGATGCTATCCGAGTGTCTCACCCTGATTTTGATGCTCTTCGTAAGTCTGACGAGTTCCATGATTGGGCAGAAGAACAACCCAAGTGGGTTCAGGACGCCCTCTACGAGAACGAAGAAGATGCCCGTGCAGTAGTCCGTGTTCTTGATCTCTATAAGGTTGATAAGGGTCTTACTCCCTCGGCCCTCAAAGCAAAAAACAAGGAAGCTGCGTCTCTCATCCCAACTAAGACCAAAGCCAATGTGGACTTTGATAAGGACGGTGAGAAAATTTACGAATCCCGTGTTGCTAAGATGAACATGGATGAATACGCCAAGAATGAGGGCAAGATCATGGAAGCTATCCGTAAGGGTAATTTTGTGTACGATCTCTCTGGCGGTGCAAGATAGTTCTTGACAAGTAAGGACTTCTTCATATAACTACCTCAAATAGCTGTGGCCTCTTAGTGACACCCATAGCTATTTGTTCAGGAGTTTGATTTTGCTTGTCAGTGGTAGGGATACTAGATTCAGTAGCTTGTGGTGGAAAGAGAGATTTTCTGACGAAGACCTCGCACTCTTCTCTAAGCTAAAGAACCTTGTCACAAAAGCAAGACTCAGGACAAAAGAATTTGACCCGGATGTCGATTGGGAATACCTTTTTGACATTTGGTGCAATCAAAACGGCAAGTGCATTTATAGCGGATTGCCTCTCTCCACAGAGATTAACCACCCGCACACTATCTCGCTTGATCGAAAAGACAGTAAGCAAGGATACGTCAAAGGCAACCTGCAATTGGTATCCGCTTCTGTGAATCGCATGAAACAAGAGTTTTCAGAAGAATTTTTCTTGTCTCTTTGCGAGAAGATAACGAATAACAAATCTGAGATTACCCAAGAGTAAGGGCCTCAAGAAGCTGATCCCTTCTTTGACACCCCAAATGCAATTGGCCTCTTAAGGTGGTTATATCGTTTTGCACGAAAGTGCTCAACAAATAGCCATGCAAAGGAGATACACTATGGCTTTTCAAACTGCATCGGGCTACGGCTCGCTTCCCAATGGTAACTTCTCTTCGGTCATCTACTCGAAGAAAGTTCAACTCGCTCTCCGTAAAGCAACTGTGGTTGGTGACATCACTAACTCGGATTACTTCGGTGAAATCTCGGCTCAGGGTGATACCGTCCGTATCATCAAAGAACCGGAAATCTCGGTCTCGGCCTATGCTCGTGGCACCCAGATTCAAGCTCAAGACCTCGACGACGAAGACTTCTCGCTGGTTATCGACAAGGCCAACTACTTCGCCTTCAAAGTTGATGACATCGAAGAAGCTCACTCGCACGTCAACTTCATGGACCTTGCTACCAACCGTGCGGCTTACCGCTTGGCTGACCAGCATGACCAAGAAGTTCTGGGCTACCTGTCGGGCTACAAGCAGACCGCTCTGCACACCAATGCTGGTACCGTGAATGACGTTGTGAATGGCACCAAAGCTATCACCACGGCTGGCTCGGACGAACTGCTGACTTCGATGAAGCTCTCGCGCCCCTCGTTCGGCAACATCACCACGGCTGGTAGCGCTGGGGACTCGATCCCGGTTGCTGCTCGTCTTCCGGGTGCTTCCTCGCTTCCGACCACTCACGTCTCGCCCGTCATGCTGATTAACCGCATGGGCCGTCTGCTCGACCAGCAGAACGTGGACAAGTCTGGCCGTTGGTTGGTGATTGATCCCGTGATGATGGAAGTCCTGATGGATGAAGATTCGCGCTTCCTGAATGCAGATCAGGGCGAGTCGGGTGCTCTGCGTAACGGTCTGGTTCTGACGAACTGGAATGGCTTCCGCGTCTACGTGTCGAACAACCTGCCGCAGGTCGGTAGCGGTTCGTCCTTCGTGGGTAACTCCAGCGCTCAGTCCACGAACTACGGTGTGATCGTTGCTGGTCATGACTCGGCAGTGGCTACCGCTGAGCAGATCAACAAGACCGAGACCTACCGTGACCCGGACTCGTTCGCTGACATCGTGCGTGGTATGCACCTGTACGGTCGTAAGATTCTGCGCCCGGAAGCTCTGACGGTTGCCCGTTATAACCTCGCCTAATTGGTAGGTGAACTTAGGGTGTCCCTCTCGGGGCACCTTCCTCTGCCATAGCTCTTAGGAAAGGATTCTATTATGGCTACTATTACTACTCTGGCTCGTGGCTCGGTGGATGGTTTCACCGCTGGTCGTATGCCCTACTTCAAAGAAGTCTTGATTGACTTCGCTGCCGCTGCTACCGCCAAGGGTTCGGCTCTGGCTGCTACGGACGTGATCGAAGCTATCTCGGTCCCCACCAATACCATGATCCTGAATGCTGGCTTCGAGGTTATCACCGCTGCTGGTGGTGAGTCGAACGACAACACTCTGGACCTCGGCACTGGTGCGGATGCTGACGTTTTTGTTGACGGTTTCGACCTTGACGCTGCTGCTGCTGGCGCTTACGCTCAGAACGCTGCTGCCTTCCAGCCCCTCGTGGTTGGTGGTACTGCTGACACCATTGACCTGACGATTGCCACCGCTACGACTGCCCCGACCTCGGGTGTGGTTCGTGTGTTCGCAGTTCTGATGGACATTGATGCACGTAAAACCGCTGCAGAAGTTGACCGCGACACTCTCGCATAATTAAAACATTAGGGTGTCCTCTAGGGGGCACCCTTCACTTTTATCTGTGAAGGATAGGCAACGTGTCAGCTTACAATTTTCTTGGCCTTGTGAATGATGTAAATCGTAGGCTCAATGAAGTAGAGTTGACATCCAGCAACTTTGCTTCTGCTGTTGGCTTCTATTCTTCCGCTAAAGACTCCATTAACTCTGCCATTCAGTACATTGGTCAGAGTCAGTTTGAGTGGCCCTTCAACCACGTGTTGCAAGAGGTAACCCTGACTCCCGGTACAATCAGATACGCATACCCCAGCGACACAAAGACGATTGACTTTGACACCTTCAGGGTTAAGCGTAACGATACTTTCAGTAACACTACCCAGAAGCTCCGTATCATCTCTTACGAAGACTACCTAGAAAACTATGTAGATGATGAGTATAACACTGCAAATACCTCCATCAGGAGCCTTCCCCAGAGAGTGTTCAGAACTCCCGACCAGAAATTTGGGGTTCATCCCGCACCAAACTACGCATATGAGTTGGTGTACGAATACTACAGAATCTCAGTCGATCTAACTAACGCCACAGATGTGCCCACACTGCCAGAACAGTTTCGCTCTGTTATTGTAGATGGTGCTATGTACTACGCGTACACCTTCCGTGGCAACACTCAGGATGCTACCCTGCACTTGCAAAAGTTTGAGGAAGGCATTAAGGACATGAGAACCCTCTACATCAATCGTTATGACTATGTAAGAGACACCCGTGTTATGAGAAACATTTCTAACAACATGCGGGTTGGGTAATATGCCAACGACATGGGAAACTTTTCCTATTGAAATTAAGGGGGGTCTTGTCACAAACATTTCTCCTCTCCAACAGGGTATTACTGCACCGGGAACAGCCAGACGATTGAACAACTTTGAGCCATCCATTGAGGGTGGTTATAAACGTATTCTGGGCTATACTAAGTTTGACAGTGCCTTTGTTCCACCTTATGGTGAACCTGTTGTACAGGGTAGTGGTCAGACAGGCACAACTCTTGTTATCGCAAACATCTTTGAAACCCCAGCCATCGGGAATACCTTTACTGTTGCAGGTGTGACTGGGACATACACTATTGTCGAAGTTACTTTTAACAGCACCTCTAAGAATGCCACCCTGACGCTGAGTGCTTCTTTGGCATCCTCCCCTGCAGACAGGGCAGCAGTAACTTTTTCCAACACACAGAGCCTGATAGAGGGTATTGTTTACTATCGTCAAAGAGCTTTGGTGTCTCGCGGTGGAAACATCTGGGAATCAGACGGCACTGGTTGGATTAGGATTAATAAGCCTGTCTACGGCACTGTCCTTGTCAATGGTGGAAGCCAAACAGGTACAAGCCTCGTCATTGATGGTCTCACTGGAACCCCTCAACAGGGTGATACCTTTACTGTTGCAGGTATTCAAAAAGTCTACACTATCACCAGCAGTGTCACAGTGACATCCGGTGGGGCAACTCTTACCATTACCCCCGCACTGGCTTCTTCTCCTGCAAACAACGCTGCAATTACCTTTCTGAGTACAGACAGGTCTCTCGGCGGTAAGATGCGGTTTGAGCGTTACTCCTTTACTGGGACTTCTACTCTTGCTGGTGTTGATGGCTCTAACTACCCATTCAAGTATGATGGAACTACCTTTACAGTAATGACTGGTGCGCCATCAGACATCCTTGGTGCCACTCATGTTGCTGAGTTCAAGAACCAACTCTTCTTTGCAAAAGACAACGCTCTTGTATTTACCGCACCCTATACAGACACTGAATTTTCTGTCGCTCTCGGTTCAGGCGTTATTACCACACCGCATGTAATCACTGGTCTGATTGTTTTTAGAGAGCAACTGATTATTTTCAGTACCAACCAAATCCACAGACTGGTGGGCAACACTATCGCAGACTTCCAACTACAGCCCATCTCACTGGACATTGGTTGTGTAAGAACAGACACTATTCAGGAAGTCGGTGGCGACATTGCTTTCCTTGGTCCTGATGGTGTAAGACTCCTGAGTGCTACGGATCGTATTGGTGACTTTGGTTTTGCTGTGGCTTCTCGTCCCATCCAATCTGAAGTAGACTCTCTCGTTTCTGGGAATACCAGCTTTACTTCTTGCGTGATCCGTGGTAAAAATCAGTACAGAATGTTTGGCTATTCTGCAAGCAGAACACCTGAGACTTCTCTTGGAGTTCTTGCTACACAGTTTGTAGACCAGACTGCACAAGGAATGGCTTGGGCTGAAGTCAACGGCATCTTGGCCTACGTTGCAGACAGTATCTACTCCGCTGCAGACAACTCTGAAAGAGTCCTTTTTGCAAACAGAGATGGCTACACCTACCGAATGGAGTCTGGCAACAGCTTTGATGGTGAGGCTATCCGTGCCCAGTACTTTACCCCACACCTACCACTCACTGATCCCAGAGTAAGAAAGACTTTCTACAAACTGACAACATACCTCAACCCAGAGGGTTCTATTTCTGGCACAGTGGCACCAAAGTTAAACTTCGACCAGATAGGTACAATCCAGCCTCCAACTATCGGGCTAGAGAATACAGCAGACAGTCCCTTCTTTTATGGCTCCGCTGTCTTTGGAACCGCTCAGTATGGTGGAAAACTTACCTACTCCTTCTCTGCTCAGATGATTGGTTCTGGGCTTACTATCAGTCTCCAGTATGCTTTTGAGAGCATTACACCCCCCTTCTCTTTGGATGCTATTACCATAGAGTATCTTAACAACGACAGGCAGTAAAATGGCAACAGGCTATATCCGCAACGACACTACAAACAACATTGCCAACGGTAACATCATCAATGCTGCCGATTTGGATGGTGAGTTCGACGCTATTCAAGCCGCCTACGATGTAACTACTGGCCATGACCATGATGGTACGGTTGGTGGGGGTGCACCCATCAGGACGCTTGGGCCTGCTCAGGATGTTGTCATCACAACCTCAGTGATCCGTCCCAAGACTGACAATGCGGTTGATCTTGGTACTTCTACGTTGGAGTTCAAAGACCTCTATCTGGATGGTACTGCCAAGGTAGACACACTGACTGTTGACGAGAATGCCTCTGTCACTGGCACTCTGAATGTCACTGGCACGACAACCCTCGGTACCGTAAACGTCACTACCATTGATACTACAAACCTTGAAGTTACTAACCTGAAGGCTAAAGATGGTACTTCGGCTGGTTCTATTGCTGACACTACAGGCGTAGTCACTCTGGCTTCTTCAGTTCTGACTACCGCAGACATTAATGGTGGTACGATTGATGGGGTCACTATTGCTACTTCTGACATCACAGTTGGGTCGGGTAAAACCCTGAACGTATCTGCTGGGACACTGACTCTCGCTGACAACCAAATTTCCGGTGACAAGGTTGAGGGTGGTACGATCAATGCCATCACAATCACCACCCTTGGTTCTACAACTGGTAACATCACTACGGTAAACTCGACCACTGTTGACACAACCAATCTTGAAGTAACTAACCTGAAGGCTAAAGATGGTACTGCTGCAGGCTCTATCGCCAATTCAACTGGTGTTGTTACTCTTGCTTCCTCGGTATTGACCACTACGGACATTAATGGTGGTACTGTTGATGGTGCTGTTATTGGTGGGGCATCTGCTGCTGCTGGTACCTTCACCACTGCTACAGCCACTACAGGCAACATTACGACCGTCAATGCTACCACCGTTGACACCACTAATATTGAAGTCACTAATATCAAAGCCAAGGATGGCACAGCATCAGCCACTATTGCTGACACTACTGGTGTTATGACTGTTGCTTCTCTTGTTGCTACCACTGCAGACATCAATGGAGGTACGGTTGATAACGCTACCATTGCTACCTCTGACATTACAGTAGGGGCAGGCAAAACACTCAATGTGTCTGCAGGAACTCTGACCCTTGCCGATAATCAGATCAGTGGTGATAAGGTTGAGGGTGGCACAATTAATGCTATCACCATCAACACGCTTGGTTCTACTACTGGTAACATCACTACGGTGAATGCTACTACTGTAGACACCACCAACATCGAAGTCACCACCATCAAGGCCAAGGATGGCACCTCTGCTGGTTCCATTGCGGACTCGACGGGCGTAGTCACTCTGGCTTCCTCTGTGTTGACCACAACGGACATCAACGGCGGCACTGTGGACGGCGCTGTCATTGGTGGATCGTCTGCCGCAGCCATAACCGGAACGACCATCACGGCCACTGGCGATGTGACCATTGCCGACAAGATTGTCCACGCTGGCGACACCAACACTGCGATCCGTTTTCCTGCGGCTGATACCGTGACGGTGGAGACGAATGGGGTTGAGCGGTTGCGTATCACCTCTGATGGCCTAGTCGGGATTAGCACAACATCTCCCGCTGCCAGTCTACAAGCATCCGCACGGTCTTCTTCCCTTATCGCCAATGTGCTTCTGACCGAAGTCAACTATTCTGATAATTTCAGGGCCACCGCGCTTGAGTATTGGCCGATTGACTCGACAGGAACCCAGTTTGGTATCTCAAGGGCAAACCTCGGCTCACTGCGGTTCTTGAATACGGCTGCTGCTACTATCGGCACGAACGGTTCTACTCCACTTATTTTTGGCACGACTAACACAGAGCGCATGAGGATCACTGGTGGGGGCAACGTCGTCATCGGCAATGGTGACACCTCTGCAACCCCCACCAACGGCATCCTGCAGGCCACTGGCGGCTCCGGCACAGACATCACCGGGGCAGCTCTAAACATCCAAGGTGGTCGTGGTACTGGCTCTGCTGCTGGCGGCGTTATTTCGTTCTCCACCTCCGCCGCAGGCACTACGGGTACCACCCTCAATGCTGCTACAGAGCGTATGCGTATCGACCCTACAGGCAACGTAGGTATTGGGACGACGGCCCCTGCGACCCAGCTTCATGTCTCTGGAACCACCAACAACACGGCCCAGTTTACTGCCTCCATCACTGACACCACGATGGATGTCACGGCGGTGGCCTCTGGAACGCTGGCTGTGGGCAACATTGTCTACGGGACGGGAGTCTCCCCGGTCACCAAGATCACCGCACTGGGAACTGGCACTGGCACTACGGGCACCTACACAGTCAGCGTACTGCAGACAGTGGCATCTGGGACCATGTACACTGGTTCTGGAACCGCCGCCACGATCAGAATTGCTGATACGGACACCACGTCACTCGCAGGTCAGCCGTCTGGCACAATCGAGTTCTTCGGGACCGATGGTTCTGCTCCCGGCGCGGGTGTTGGGGCCTATATCTCTGCCGTGAGTGAGCAGACACTGCCCGACACCTCCCTAGTCTTTGGTACTCGGGATTCTGCTTTTGTCGGTGTTGATGCCAACGAGCGTATGCGTATTACCTCTGCAGGCAACGTAGGGATTGGAACTGCATCTCCTGCTCACCCTATTGATGCTGTCAGTGTGTCTGGGTCTGCCGCGCGTTTTACATCTGCAACAGGTGGCGTCCCAGCAATCTTTAAAAACAATTCAAGCGCCACCTCACTTATTTCGCTTCTAGGCTCCACCTCAGTAAATGGTGTCACTCTTGGCGCTTTCGGGGAGAGTTTTATCCTTAACGCCAATGGCACCGAACGTATGCGTATCGACTCATCGGGCAACGTGGGGATTGGGACGACAGCGCCAGACGCCCTCCTGTCCGTAAACGGCGTGGCCTCCTTTGGAGACGGCTCTGCTGCTGCTCCGTCGATCACGAATTTTGGTGACCTGAACACGGGTATGTTCTTCCCGGCTGCGGATACCATCGCCTTCGCAGAGGGTGGCGCGGAGGTCATGAGGATCGACTCCTCGGGCTTCGTAGGGGTCGGGACGAGTTCTCCTGACACCTTGTTGGAGATTGTCGGCGCTGACCCCATTCTGACCATCCGCGACACAGATACTTCGACAAATACCGCAAATGCCAGAATACGTTTTGCAGAAAGCGGTGCATCCGATACGCTTGGAGAATACTGGGACGTAGGTCTAAATCCGATTTCCGCCCTCACTTTTTCTCGCATGGGGTCTGAACACGCCCGCATCGACTCCTCGGGCAACGTAGGAATTGGTACGACGACCATTACCCCCCTTGGCACAGGTATCACGACTGTAGCTGTCAACGGCACTGCTGGTGGCGGTATTCTGTTCCAAAGGAGCGATGCAACGGCTGTTACTGGTCTGGTCGCTGCTGTCAACGGTGCATTTGCCTTGGGGTCCACCACTAGCACAGCTGTTACTTTCAGGACCAACAACATCGACCGTATGAGGATCGAAACTGATGGCACAGTCTACCTAGGCAACGGCGCAAGCTCCTCAACCCCAGCAAACAGCTTCTTGTTCGCGACGAATGGCAACGGCACCAACATCGCTGGTGCCACCATGACTATCCAAGCTGGTAGAGGCACTGGCTCTGCTGTTGGTGGACCTCTGGTATTCTCCACGGCTGCCGCAGGCACCACAGGAACCACCCTCAACGCTGCTACTGAGCGTATGAGGATCACCCCTGCAGGCGCAGTCTACATCGGCAACGGTGAGTTTTCGACAACCCCAGCAAACGGCTTCTTGCTCGCGACGGGAGGCTCTGGAACGGACATCGCTGGTGCCTCCATGCTCATTTGGGGCGGTCGAAGCACTGGCTCTGCTGCTGGTGGTCCGATCACATTCTCCACCTCTCCAGCAGGCACCACGGGTACCACCCTCAACGCTGCTACAGAGCGTATGCGGATCGACTCCTCGGGCAACGTGGGGATCGGGACAACGGGCCCCATCGAAAAGCTCGATGTCCGTGGCGGCGTGTTCATTGGTAACGTGGCAAGCGGCATCAACTACGACGGGATGATCCTTGACTACAACACCTCGACCAGAGAAGCCCGCCTCGCGGTTGGTGCGACCTCGGGTGGAAGCTCGTTCTTCACCTTCACCACGTCCAACGCTGGCACTGAGGGTGAACGTATGCGGATCACCTCTGCGGGTAACGTAGGGATTGGGACGACCAGCCCCGGAGTTCCTCTTGACGTGATTGGGGATATTCGGGGCGGGTCTAGTACCGTTGCTGGGGATTATAGTGTCATTCTTCGTAGCGGGACAACCGATAGTGCGATCTTCCGGCGCTATTCTTCAGGGGGCCTCACTGAAATCAGGAACACTAATGGGGCTATCCAGCTAGCTTCTGAGACAAGCGGAATAGTGTTTCAGACGAATAATACCGAACGCATGAGGATCACGACTACAGGCAACGTGGGGATTGGGAACACCACACCTATCACCCCGCTCCATGTTACTGGCGCTACCGTCACTACTGGTGTGGTCTACAAGAACCAGCCAGCCCAGACTGTAGAAAGTGCTGCAGCAACGCTCACCATTGCAGAACTGCTGACGGGCATTATCCAGTACACGGGCGCTCTGGCCACGCTGACTATGCCGACAGGCACAGCCATTGAGGGCGGCGTTCCAGCTACCTTCCCGACGGACATGTCCTTCGACTTCTCCGTCATCAACACTGGTGCTGGTGTGGTTACTCTTGGGACAGCCGCTGGACTCACCCTTACTGGTGGCATGACTGTTGCTGCTGCTGCCTCGGGCATGTTCCGGGTGCGTAAGACCGCTCTTAACACGTACACTATCTACCGCATCTCTTAACCCCTAACCCCCGCAACTCTTAAAGAAAGGAAAATCAAGATGGCACAGAAACAAACCCAAACCATCACGATCAATGACGTAGACTACACCGAAGACCAACTGACGGACGAGCAGAAGATGCTCATCAATCACATCGCTGATCTGGACCGCAAGATGGGTTCCGCTCAGTTCAACCTCGACCAACTTCAGGTGGGCCGCAACGCCTTCATGAACATGCTGACCGAATCTCTGGCGGAAGGAACCGAAGAATGACCGCGACTATCACTTGGGCCATCGCCCAGCTTGACCGCAATGCCGCTGATGGTGGTGTGACGGTTGCCCACTGGACCGTGACTGCCGTTGACGGGGAACACAGCGCCTCGTCCTACGGCACCGCAGGCTTCACTCCTGACGCCACTGCAGCGGGCTTCAAGCCCTACGACAGCCTCACCGAAGCCGACGTGCTGGGATGGGTCTGGGGTTCGGTGGACAAGGCCGAGACGGAGGCCTCTCTGCAGAGCCAGATCGACGCTCAAAAGGCTCCTGCTACCCTGACAGGAACACCGTGGTAAAATAATAAGGCTGAGGGAGTAAGCCATGGAAGTCTTAAACACCATCATGCAGTGGATTGTAGCTCCCGTTGCTGGCTTTGTATTCTTGATCTATCGAACTCAACAGGATCATGCTACAAAGCTGGCAGTTCTTTCTGCTGTACATGATGCCAACAAAGAGGCTTACGACAGGGAGTTCAAAGAGATGCGGGAAAACTTCAAGAACGTAATGTCCAAGTTAGATAACATCGAACAGGCACTACGGAAATGAAGCTCCCCCTGATCTGGGTGGGCTACACGCACATCTGGATCAACGACACCAACACATTTGTCAAGGTTTGCAGATACACTATGGATGTGGCCTTGGCAATACACCCGCACTCTCTCTGCCCACCCTTCTGGAGCTTTTAGATGTTTGACCCAGTTTCGATCAGCATGGCCGTCAGTGTTGGGAGTAAAGCCTTTAGCCTACTGAAACAAGGCATTGCGGCTGGTCGTGAAATCCAAGACATGGCATCTCAACTCTCAGAGTGGGGGAAAGCAGTTTCAGATATTGCCTATGCTGCTGAGAAAGCAAATGAACCTCCGGGTGTGTTTAAGACGTTGTTTGGTGGTGGACCTCAGAAGAGTGCTATTGATATCTTTGCCGCTCAGAAGCAGTGTGAACAGCAACGTAAAGAACTGCGCCAACTCATCAGCTACACGTATGGCAATGACGCTTGGTTGGAGTTTCAAGCAATTGAGCGTAGAGTAAGAGAGCAACAGAGAGAACAAGTGTACCGCCGCCGCGAGATCATTGAGTCTATCACAGAGTTTTTACTCTGGTTAGGTGTAATCTTAGTGGCAGTGGCTGTTTGCAGTGTTGGCTTATACTTCTGGGGCGTCTATTTAGGGAGATGGTGATGGTACTAGAACACTGGGTGTGGCCTGCTTTTGCTGTGGCTATAGGTGCACTGTTTTACTTTAGTGGAGATGGCTTTTACCGTTATCCCTGTCAAGACCCAAAGAACTGGACAGCACTGGAATGCACTCCACCTGTTTGCCTACGTACAAGGAACTGCGCTGTAGATTTAACGGGAGGGGCTGCGCGATGAGTAAGAATGATCCTGACTTTCTTGAGGCCAAGCTTCGATACTTCGTGGGTGTCTCATTAACCCTAATCCTTGGTGGCAGTATCTTTATCATCCTGTATTCGCTGGTCTTCGTGACACAGCCTCTGGGTGAATCGAGTGAGAATGACCGTGCACTGTTTTCCATCCTTACTCCCATTGCCAGCTTCATCACTGGTGCTTTGGGTGGCGTGATGGCTGCAGGTAACAACCGTAGAAAGAATGAAGAGAAAGAGGAGTCAAAGGAATGATTACGAGAATAATTGGGATGCTGCTTGGTCGTCGGGCTAAGGAAAAAGTAGTTGATGCTGTGTTGGACAAAGTAAACCTGCCTGATCCGGTAGAGAATGCAATCAAGGCTGCTGTCACTGGTAACCCGACAGACTTGCTTGGTGATATGGGCAAAGACATGACTAAGGAAGCTGTGTTGGGTGCAATCACCAAGAAGGCACCAGCCAAGAGAGCAAAGAGTAAATGAGTCTGCTGACAGAAGCCCAACTGGCGGCTATGATCCCCACCAATAAAGAAGTTGCAGAGTGGTGTGCTGCCCTGAACGAGATGTTGCCTAAGTACAACATTACGACAGACAAGCGTATTGCAGGTTTTATCAGCCAGTGTGCTCACGAGAGCATGGACTTCCGGGTACTACAAGAGAACCTGAACTACAAAGAAGCCACCCTGCTCAAGGTGTTCCCAAGATACTTTGGTCCCGGTAAAGAGAATGCTGCTGAGTATGCAGGTAAGCCTGAAAAGATCGCCAACTATGTTTACATGGATAAGCATCGCTCCAAGGCTGGTGCTTTAGGCAATGTGAACGAGGGTGACGGTTGGTTATTTTCTGGAAAAGGTCTGAAACAGGTCACTGGTCGTGCAAATACGACTGCCTTTGGTAAGACTGTTGGCATGACTGCTGAGGAGGCTGCTGCTTACCTGTTGACCAAGAAGGGTGCTCTGGAGAGTGCTCTGTGGTTCTGGAACAGCCGTAACCTGAATGAGGTTGCTGACACTGGCGACCAAGTGAGACTGACCAAAATCATTAATGGTGGTGACATTGGTTTGGCTGATCGTCAGGCTCGTTACGCTAGGGCAATGGCTGCTCTTGGTGGTAAGATCGAAGTCTCTATCAATTCTCAGATTACAGATGCAGTAACTCAGGCTCTGCGTCGTGGTTCCAAGGGTGATCTTGTAAGGAAGCTGCAGGCTAAGCTTGGTCTCACTGCTGATGGTGACTTTGGTCCGGGGACTGAAGCTGCACTGAAGAAGTGGCAGACTGCAAACGGATTGACCGCTGATGGTGTGGCTGGGCCTAAGACTATGACTAAGTTGCTCGGGTAAAATAGTACTTGCAAAACTGTAAAGCTTGTAATAATATAGACGAATAAACTGGAGAGTCTCTGTGGATTTCGATACCAATCAAAAATATAGCCTACTTTCTAAGATGGGTTACAATGGTCCTGCAGAAGGTCCAGCCATGGAGGCTTTCATCCAATCTAGTCCGGGTGTAGCTGCTCGTATGGGTAAGTTCTCTCGTGCTCTCCAGAAGCGTACTAGCACAACTACTGGCGGCATGGCTGCTGGTGGCTCTGTTGTCAAACCAGCTACTGCTCCAACTACTACGGGAGGTGGGTTCACTGTTAAAGAAATTAAAACTTTTGGTCTCACCACAGGTTTCGGGGTATACGACAAAGATAATAAGCTCGTATCCTCACATACGACTAAACCGCTGGCCGATGCTGAAGCAAAAAAGCTTAATGGTACTACTACTGCCCCAACCACTCCACCTGCTCCTACAAAGAGTGGGGGAACTGAGCTCTCAGAGGCTCTGATTAAAGACCCTACCTCTCTCACCACTGAGGCTGACGTAGCAAAGGTTGCAGTAACTCCTGAAACCCTGATTGCTGCAGGTGCTGGTCAAGTTACAGATCAAACAACAGCCACCACTACTGCTGCTCCTGCGGCTGCACAGGCTGCTACTGTCACTCCAACTCCCGCCTCTCTCATGCAGGCTACTCAGGTTGGGGCTGCAGTTAAAAAAGTTGCAGAAGGGACTGAGGCTGCCACGGGAAAAGTCTCTGACGAAGTGACTGCACAGACAATGGATGCTAACCAACTGGCTTCCCTTGGTCTGTCTGCACCCCAGATTAATCAGATTCGTCAGGTCTTGGACACTGGTGATCTGAAAGTAACTCCAGACCAACTGGCTCAGGCTGCTACCCTTGCTAATCAGGGTATGTCCATGCCAGAGGCTGTTGCTCAAGTTACTGGTCAACCCAAAGAAGCTGTTGCAGCAAAGTTTACCTCTGCCACACCCACTGCTCAGGCTGTCACTGACTACCGTGGTATTGAGACTGGTACTGCTCAGGGTCAGGTTGGTTCTCAGGAACTCGTAGGTGCTCAGGGTACAGGTCTCTCTGCAGAACAGGCTACTACAGTCAAGACAGAGTATGAGGACAGCCTTGAGGCTGCTCAGGGTAAAGTTGAGGCTGGCGAACTGATTGATGCTAAGACTTCCTACAACCTTCCCCCGACTCAGGCTGCAACTCTCAACGAGACTGTCGTTCAGGATGCGGCAAAGGCTGGAGAGTTCCCAACTGCTGAGGCTGCCAAGAGTTCCTTCCAGCAAACCCTGCAGGCTGCTCAGGGCACGGTTGGCGCTAACGAACTGGTGAATGCCAAGGACATCGTTAAGGCTGAAGAGGCTGTGCAAGCAGTGGCTGCTACCATGACTGCACTCAACTCTGCTTCTGTCGCTGTGGCCCAGACGGGTACACTCTCTCAGGCTGCTCTGGCTAAGGCTGAACTGGGCAATGTTCCTGTGTCTGCTACTGTCTCTGGTCAAATGGCCAAGCTGATGGAACAGTTCAACAATGGTACCCCTGCGTGGGCTGCTGGTGCTATCCGTGCGGCCAATGCTGCTATGTCTGCCCGTGGTATTGGTGGTAGCTCTATGGCTGGGGCTGCTATTGTTCAGGCTGCTATGGAGGCTGCAACCCCTATCGCCGCTCAGGATGCTCAGGCATTCATGCAGATGGAGATGTCTAACGTAGACAGGCGTCAACAGGTCTCTCTGGCCAATGCTGCTGCACAACAAGGTATGGAACTCGCCAACCTAAATAATCGTCAGCAGGTTGCTCTTCAGAACAGCTCTAACTCCTTTGC